CGCCTGGCGGATGTTCGTTGAGGTTCTCTTCTCGCTGATGGGACCATCCGAGACACAGCCGTGCGCTCTTTCGTGGACGACAAGAGACATATTACGTCTCCCGAGTTGGTGGGTGTGATATTGCCACTTGTTAAAACCGATGTGTCCCCCGAATCTAAGTTTACTTGGCTCATTATGTTACCCGCCCCCGCCGCGCCCTCCGCTTTTATAATCGCTGTAAGTTTATCGCCCGCTGGATAAACCCGCACTAGGGCACCACCCATATCCCGCCACGAGCCATTTGCCCTAGCATATAGCGTCGTCGAGGACTGCTCCGTATCATATGTCACCGCCACCGCCCCATTCAGTATCGGGGTTGTCGCGGGCATCTGACCGCTCACCACCGTCTCATAGAACACCTGATGATGGTCCATCCACTGCGTATTCGTGGCGTCGTACACCTTCACCAACGGCGGGTCACTCGAAGTACAGACCCACACCTGACCATCATACGCGGTCGTCGGGGCCGAAGCCATCACATACACGTTCTTCTGGTTACTCAGGGCCGCGGTTCTAAGGTCGTTGGTTTCCCACTCAGCCATTTCTCTCACCTCTAACTTGGTTCATATCCAACCAAACTCCTTCCAACTACGCTACGTCCAATTCTGTCGGGTTCCGCTCCCTCCGAGTCCCCGCTCTGAAGCTGCTTTCCCCCCCCACCCATCAGCTCCTCCAATATCCGGCTGGTAATCTCAGATAACTCCTCGTAGGGCAACACGGATGAGATGTCCAGCGTCACGGTCTCCGTTTTTCCCCTTGCCCCGAACTCCCACTCAATCCGCTCCATACGGTAGGTCTTACTCGCCAACCCCGACCCAGTCTCGTTGAGCGTTATGAGGTCTCCAGGCTTCAGCTCCGCGCTAGGCGCGTCAGCGGTAATCGATGCCATCCAGTTCGTCTGAAGGTAAACTGCTAAGAGGCGGTCTGCGAGGGCTTGGGCTACGTCCTCGGGAACCGACTTACTGAGGGTTACAACGGCCTCCCGCTTCGGTGTGGTAGCGGTGGAAGCGGATACCTCAACGAGTTCGCCGTAGAAAATCTTCATCGACAGGTCGTAGTCGGCGGAATCCCACTTCAACGCGTTAGTACTGCTCAACGCCTTGTTTTCCGTGTCCAGCACCGCGGGAGTATCCCCGTACCACTTATACGTGTTTGAGGAGTCGGCCCCCACCTTGTCCAGCTTTATGAAGTAGCGGGTTCCCACCATGGTGTCTACATCGAGGGGGATTGGGTGCCACCCCGCCGTTGTAGACACCTCCTCCTCTCTTAATGAGAACTGCTCGAAGTCTCCAGTGGGGTCGCCATGCTTTGCCACAGCTATTCGCCCCGTGAAGTCCGACCCAGGGTTGCCTATCTTCTGAATGTACAGTTCTACCCGTGGAAGGTAGCTGTGCTCGGCGGTGAAGTCGTCGGCATAGTGATTTGTCTCTAGGGTTACGCTGTTGGTCACGGTGTTCTGCGTCTGAGAGGTTTCCTCCCTCGGTGTGTGCGCCCCCTGTATGTGAATATAGGTCTTCTTATCCTTCACGCTTCGCCGAGAGGAAAAGGCTCGAATGTCATCTCCATCCACCGTCTCCCCTGAGTCGTAGGCCGCGTTTCCACGCAGATGCCAGTGAATATCGTTATCCCCATCAATGTAGAAGTCGTAACTCTCCCCCGTGGGAAGCTCCGCCAACTTCCTCATGATGTTCAACAGGCTCGTGCGCGTCCCCACGGTGAAGTCCGTCACCGTGTACACACCACCCGAAACGTTGGTCGTAGTGAACTCCCCAGCCGCGTACTCGGTTACGAGGTTAACCAAGACGGTGCCGATGTTCACCACGCCTTGAGAAGCCGACCGTCCCAAACGATAAGCTAGCACGGTCAGGTAGTCCTCTCCGCGACTGGTGAGGGTGTTCCTTCCAACCTCGGGGCGGTTTATCTCAACCTCCTCAAGTAGCCCCGTCATGACCTTGGTGGTGGGCGGGTCGGAGGTATCGATGTACACATCCACCTTATCGTCCATCTCGTAGAGGTCGTTCCTAGCTCCAGCGGGGTTGTGGATGGTGAACTCGAAGGCGGAGGGCGTGTTCACGTTGCGGACCGCTCTGGCGCGGATTAGATCTGAAGCGGGAACCGTGTAGTTGTCCCCGTCCGGGTCTATGACGAACTTGACATAGGTGGAGGTCATGGGAGAATCATCGCGCTCCTAACCCGTCTGCCTAGTATTCGCGCTACTTCTTGTGCGACTTGCCGTGGGTCTCCTGCTCCTGATATGTAGAACGTGTTGCCTCCAGTGTTGTAGTTTCTGACTGTTCTCGCGGGCTGGACATACTCGCCTGCGTGAAGATAATACATTCCTGTCTTTCCTATTGGACCTCCAAATTGTGCTTCTCCTAGAGGGGCGGCGGGGGCTGTGGGTACGCCTCCGAATCTGCGTTGCATGTAGGTTCCGAAGCGTTTCCACGCCTGATACACCTTCTGTATCCACGCGTAGAGTTCCTTATGATACTTTATGACGAGGCCGATGGCGACTATCGCGGCAGCTATGGCAATGCCCCACGGACCAGTTGAGATCAAGATTCCTGCCACCGACGAAAATAAAGAGATTAGCGGTCCAAGAATCAGACCGAGGGAGGATAATAGGGAGCCGAAGAGGGAGAGCGGTCCACCGATGGCGATAAGTATAGGTAGAAGCCTTCCCATCCACAACGCGAGTTGCTTGCCGAACGGAATATACTTGGAGACGGCGGCCACCATTTGCAACACGAAGGTAGCGCCTTCCAAGAGCCCCTGTGCGAATGCGCCGAGGAGGGGGGCGATCTGGATGATGAGATCCACCATTTGAGGCAGCCGCTCAATCAGCCCCAGAATGGCGGGGGTCATCGCCTTCATAACGGCTGATGCGGCTTCCCGCACCTTGTCTAGGAGTTCGGGGTGTGCCGCTATGACCTCTCTCAGTTTTTCTACCCACGTTAGAAGGGCGGGTGTAACGGCTTGAAGGATGGCCGTGCCAAATGGTGCTAGGGTTGTCGTTAGGAGAGCCATCACGCCCTCGAACTTCCTAGCGGCATCAAACCACTCTTGGAAGGTGTTCACGATCTCAATGCCGAGTTTGGGGGTGAGCATGTCGGCCATTGCCAGTTTCTCAAGGGTGCTAGACAGGAAGGTGAGTGCTTTATCTATGTCCCCTATCTGTCCTATGAAGGTTGTGAATTGTTTGCCGAGCTGTGTGAAGCTGCGAAGTATTCTCCTTGCGGTGAAGCCTAGGATGAAGCCCGTGAAGCCGATTTTTCGACCCCACTGTGAGAGTTTCTTTGAGATTCCTATCATTCTTCGCGAGAGCGTTTTCTGAACGTCGGTATATGTTCTGGTCTCTCGTATGGTTTTACCCATTTTCTCAGAAACATTCGTTATGCTACGGGTGACTCGTGTTAATCCCTTCTCCATGGCCTTAGATATTCTTACGACTTCTCCTGTAGCTTTATCCTTAACCGTGTAGGTTATCCTTACCTCGTGTCCCCTTATCGCCATAGACCTTGCTCCCTCAGTTCTCGTTTAATCTCTGGACTCCAACCCATTCGCTTGCGCTCTATCTGTCCGCCCACCGTCTCGGACTTAGCCTCATATTCGAGGACTATGCCTAAAACGCGTAAGTCAAATGTCACGGCTCTACCGCTACGTGGATTTAATCCTACGATTGAGCTTGGTCTACAGCCGTATCTCTTTGATAACGCGTCAAGCATCAGCGCGGTCTTCCTCTTCATCCACCGTCTCCGTCTCTATGATTCCCGTTAGATCCATCATCTCCATGAGGAGATCCGTAAGGTCGAGTACGGTAAGCCTCTCAGGGGAAACCTTTGGAGCCAGTATGTTTGGACAGACTATGCCATCGCGAATTTTCACAAGGTTCCTCGCGACGAACCGTATCATCTCCCGCCGTTCAGCAATCTCTTCCTCTGGGAGCATGTCAAGCAAAACCACGGTGGACTCAGCGTCAAGAGCCTTAACCTCGAACACGTTGTCACTCGTCACCATTACCCTTCTGGTAGTTGACTTTACGTATTCCTCCTCCGTGGAAACCCTCAGTTCATTCACTATATTCTCAGCCTCCTTACAACTCTCTCTACTATAACCTCTAGGATGGTATTTATATGCCTAGCGGTGTCTCTGAAGATCCAGAATGCCCGCGAGCCAGGGTGTTGAAACCTGCGTCCGCGAACCCTTTTCTTTCCATAACGAATACCGTAGGGTCGCTCCTTTCCCCCTCGCGTTGCTAGGAGTGGGTAGGCGGTCATCAGCTTCTCGCTTTCAATGGGGTGTGGTTTTGTTCCTCTTTCTACGGCCATAGCCCACTGGTGGTCGTTGTACAGTTCGCTTACGTAGTCTTCTGATCCGCGTCTCAAGTCGCGCCACTTGATGCGGCGGATGTAGGAGCCGCCACTCGGCATACGTGTTGATGCCAACTTTTGCGCGTGGGAGCTGCTCTCCCTACGTATGTCGTCGAGTACGCCTAGTTTCCACTTGTGGATGGCCTTCTCTACGTCTCCGACGAACTGCCGTAGCTCCTCCACGGGAACCTCTACGTGAACCTCGTAGGACACCTCAGACACCTACCGCGTTTCTACAGGAGGTTTATTAGGTTGATGTAGCTTGAAACCGCGTTCGTCACCATCACCATAGCCGCGCAGCCGCTTCCGGCGCTATAGTTGCCTCGGAAGTTCACCGTTTGCACTATTCTGTCCCTTCCCGTCGAGCTGGGCTCAGAAGCCGTGTAATGGGTCTCCGGTATGCTGAACTCAACGTCGTTGTAGTATCCAGACGATATCATGTCTCCCCGCAGATTCAGCACGGTTACGAATGCGGACTGTATGCCCATCGCAGTTCCGCCGACGTAGCCGAGGAACCTCTCATGTTCGTCCTCGCTGGTGAAGGTGAAGTCCATGGTGCCTTCCACGGTTGCGAAGCCGTGTTGGGTTTGAGCCGCAAGGGTCTTCTTACCCAGCACATTGTGGTCGGTGTCGTATCCCCTGCCCAGCCGTAGAGTGAACGCCTCGATGGTCGGCGCCGTGGTGAGCCTATCTGTTCCGCCCACCGTCATGGCCTGCGCGTCTGCGAAGGTTAAGTATCGTTGCCCTGAGTACATGACCCAGTCTGGCGTATTCGCGGTTATTAGTGCCTCATCGCCGTCTGTTACAATCGACACGGTGCATCCGACGACTTCTCTAGCCCTTGCCTCGATCTCCATGTCGGTGATGAATCCGCCGTCGAACTGTCTATCCTTCTCGATGCCAACGCCCTTGAGCACGGTGAACGATTTAAGACCCGACGTTCCAACCACCTCGTTTGCGCCAAATAGGAACTGGTGTGTGTACACGGTTCCGCTCAGGGTTATGTACGTGGAGGTTGGATCTCCAAGGTGCATCACTAAAAGCTTGGGCCACTGCTTTGGGTCTACGAGAACCTCTACGTCTCCTCCACCCCGCTTCAGCCCATCCACGTAGGTGTCGGTTGTCCAGAACTCGGTTGTCTCTGGGTAGTAGTCTTCTCGGGTGGTGTTTATGGATTCGCTCAGGATTTTGAAGTAGATATCGAACCCGCTTAAGTCGATGTAGGTACTGTAGCCCGATGTCTCCTCTGAGAGGGCTATGTATTTACTAGCCATCTTTCTCTATCTCCTTTCTATCTGAGGGAGACTAGGTGTTTTTCAATCTTAAAAGGAATATCCTAAGCATTGCGGATGGCTCTCACGACAACGTCCATATACGCGTTGTATATCACGTAGGTGGGCTGCGCGCTTTGGCTGTACTCCACGCCCAAGACCTCGGAGCCGTCAACATCAACGTAGGTGCTTCCCAGTGTTCTGTCCTCCTCTATCTTATCCACGATTTCACCCACGTACTTAACGAAGGCGTTGAGGTCGGCCTTCACGCCAGTTCCCTGATGCTTAATGATAGCTCGGAAGGTGAAGGTGTGCTGGGTTAGGTGTGGACCTATGGCTTCAAGCGTATCCCGCTGGAGGCTCAGCAGGCAGATTGGGTCGTAGGTGCCATAGTCCTCCTTCCTGATGTAGTTGAAGTGAACCGAGGCGGATTCGAAGCTGGTGCAGGCTTCAACCGCTTCCTCAAGCTTGTCTATAATGTCGTCAAGAACCGTCTCGTATCCAGTCAAGACTAGACCCCCTGAAGCGTGGCTATGGGAAGCGGCTCGGGCAGGTGTTTCTTTTCTATTTCCTCACACCGAGTCCGAATATACACCATCTGAATATCGAACTGTGTGTTAATCCAAGAGTTCATATCCCCGCCCGTCATGCTCACCACGTTCATGGGTTGCCCGGAGTACAGCCTTGCCAGTATGATCTTCTCACATACCTTGAGGGTGGCGTACTCCCTAAGAATCTTCGTGTCCACGTTGTAGCCATACACGTAACCCCCCGACAGCCTCCTGCTACCAGCAGATGGAATATCATGATAGAAACTGAAGGCGATACCATCATAGTTACCAGTCTTATGGTTGTACTTCTTCACAATCATGAAGTCCGTGTCTGCGGCTCCCGGCAGGTTGTCCTTACATGTCAACAGCTCCCAGTCTGGCGTGGAACTTAAACCAGCGTCGTTCTTGAAGAATGCGCCGCTCGTCACCGAGACGATGGGGAGGTAGGGGGGAACCACTACTCTGCCATGCGTTGTTGCGGGTAGTCCCTGTAGCCACCACGCGACGGTTCCTCGGCTCACCGCGTGGGTTGGATGAACATCCATGACGGTTCCAGACACCGCGGTTTGCGTTCCCCAGCCCTGTTTTAACATACTGGTCTCAACCTCTTCAATGAAGTCAAGGGTCTGCGCCGTAGTGGGGGTGGTGGCGGTTGAGATGCTTATACTAAGGTATCTTTCTATGTCCGCTTCCGAGGTGTAAACGGGTGTATATGACAACGCGTATCAAAGAGGGAGACGATGTTCTACTAAATAAAGGAAACCCTACCATTCGTCCCCCACAAGGATTTGGCTGTAGAGGGCTTCCATTCTCTCAGCCATCTTCTCTTTGGAAAACTTAAGGGCTTGAAGCCTGCACGCCTTGGGACTAATAGTATCCACCTCAGCCACGGCTTTCACCATTGCGTCTAAACCACCACAAACAAATCCCACATCCCTAGTGACAATCTCCGTTACGGCGCCATCCCTAGTGGATATGACTGGAGTTCCCGATGCAAGTGCTTCCACGAAATGAAGTCCGAAGGGTTCACCGAAATTACTACATGCCACGAGTGCTTTAGCGTTCTGTAGGTATTTTACCTTATCTTCATGGCTTACTTCCCCGACGAAGTTGGCGTATTGACTCCGCCCACATTTAATTTCCACTTGGGAAACATATTGCTTGTCAGCTACAAAACTGGTTCCGCCCACGATGTCAATCGGCGTTTCAGTCTTCTCAGCCACTTCAATAGCCATATGCGGGCCTTTAATGGGATCGATGCGACCGAGGAATACAAGTCGGTTAGACTTCTCCCGCTTGAACGGGTAAGAATCCATATCCACACCATTATAACAGCGATGAGCAGTAAATCCTTGATTATCATATACCTTCACCATCCAATCTGATATAGCTATCATATTAAGTTTGAAGGGTGGTTTGCTTCGCTTCCACCACTCAAGGTTTAATCCCCCATGGTGTCGATGGCATACTTTAAGGTTTCGGTTCTCCGCTTTGGAGGCATATTCAAACCCGAACCAGTTGTCGCCCATGACTAGATCCAGTTCGTTGAAGGTATGTTTAGCTTTCATCCAATCCTCCCGTTCCGCCTCAACCCAATCCACGTTCACCGTATCCAAGGCAGGACCAGTCTTATAGAGAAACCCTTTTGGTGGGGTTTGGGAGTTGTCTGGGGCATAGAGCATTACCTTATGTCCCCGTTCAGTTAGTCCACAGGCAAGGTTCCACGACATACGCTCAAGTCCTCCGTACCGGGGATTTGGGCACCCAAAGAAGCTTGTGGTTAAGACGCCTATTTTCACTCTAAAACCTCCAACAGTTTGTCACAGATATAGTCTACTTCTTCCTCTTTGAGGCTGGGCGATGAGGGCAGGTACAGCCCATTTAAGGCGTATTTGGTGGCGTTGGGAAACCCCTTGAAGCCGAAATGCGCGTGCAAGGGTTTGGAAAATGGTTGAACACCGACTCCGTTCTCCCTCATGTGCTGAATCACCTTGCCCCTAGAGTTCGTCTTAACGGTTATTCTCCATGGAACCTCCCCGCTCTCCCTGCTTGGCATATAATCTCCCAATTTAGAGGAATACATCATATCTATCAGCTTCATCCTGAATAGGCGCATCTCCAGCCTAGTCATCTGTGATAGGGCTAGGGCGGCGTTCATCTCCGTCCACTTAAAGTTGTACCCCAAGGCTAGGTATGTGTCTGGGGGGTCTACCCCGCGGAAGTTGCCCTGGTTCTTCAGTCGTTGTATAAGTTTATATAGTTTTTCGTCGTTTGTCACCACCACTCCGCCTTGACCCGCCGTAACTATCTTCGTGGTGGCTAGGCTGAAGCATCCCATGTCGGCGAATGTTCCCAGTTGGTGTCCGTCCCTCTTTGAGCCGAGGCTTTGACACGCATCCTCTATGACCCTCCTCCTCCCAAAGTGATCGAGGAGTGGGGCTAAGTCACAGGCGTGCCCATTATTATGAACCACTATAACGTGGCTGGTTACCGCCCTCTTCGCCTGTTCTATATCGATATTTCCCGTCTCTCTGTCCACGTCAACCAGTACGGCGAGTGCCCCTGAGAGTTGAATGGCCCTCGCGGTTCCTATGGCTGTGTAGTCTGGGATGGCAACTCTGCTATGCCTGTTCACCCCTGCAGCCTTCAGCGCTAGGAATAGGGCGGTGGTTCCGCTGGTGGTGGCGACGGCGTATTCCGTGCCGTTGAGTTCGCCAAATTGTTTCTCGAATAGTTGTGTCTTGTTGTGTTCGTTCAGCCAGCCTGAGCGTAGCACCTCAGATACGGCTTGGATATCTGCCTCGTTGAAGCTTGGTTCAAATACGGGTATCATCATGAAAACCTCGGGAAATGGTTTGTGTGGTGGGTTTCTAGGTGGGGAAGGTACTCGATAACCTCTCTTATGCCATAATCTACGCTCTGGTATTCTCCGAAGTTGAATGTGTTGTTAAACTTTGTGAAGTCTACTCTATAGTTTCGTTTGTCTCCTCTATCCACCTGTTTTATATCCGTGTGTGGAAGCGCGGCTTTTATCTTCGTTGCAAGTTGCATCTTCGTAAGGTTGTTAGCTGGGGCTCCAATATTAAAGGCTTCGTTGAACGCTCTATAAGCGTGTATGATGTGATCTATGGCTCTAGCGGCGTCGCCGACGTAGAGGTGGGGGCGATAGGACTCTGGGGAGTAAACGCATATCTCTCCATTTAGTGATGCATCCAACACCCACGCGTTCACCATAACGTCGAACCGAGTTCTAGGAGATATCCCGAACAACGTGGGAAACCGCAGTATGGTGTAGTAATCCACGTGTCTTCTAATGTAATCCTCGGCCTTAACCTTCGTCTCCGCGTAGACACCCCAGGGATTGAGTGGAGACTCCTCCGTCGCCAATCCGTCGGATACACCATAGTTACTACACGTACTAGCGTAGATTAGATGGGTGTTGGCATCTTGGGCGTAGTCGGCTATTGTCATAGTTGCGTGTAGATTCACATCCCTAGCTAAGTCTGGATACTTATTGCATAAGGGTTCCCCCACCAAAGCCGCCAAATGAACGATAGGTGAGTAATCGCCCACCCAGTCAAAGTCTCTGATGTCCCCCCTAACGAGGCGAAACCGAGGATGCCTGATATACGGTACAACCCCAGCGACGCCATATAGAAGGCTGTCCCAGACGATCACGTTCTGCTTTCTAAGCAGACGCTCTATTAGAACAGAGCCTAAGTATCCAGCTCCGCCCGTTACGACTACGTTCATTTTCCACGCCCCAACGCGACGTATTCCACGCCGCTCTCCTTCAACCTTTCAACGTCCCCATCGGTGAACCTTCTCCATACGTCTATCACCACGCTTCCCTCGGGGTAGCTGTAGGTGTTCACCCACGGCTCGTCGATGGAGGCTAGGAAGGCGCATGGTTCATCGAGGATATAGGTTAAGCCTATTGGTGGGTCGTAGAACCACGATTGCACGCCCATGTCGTCAAGTATGTCCCTGAGTAGGATGGAGGTAGATGCAGTTGTTAGGTTTGTGTTAGGTTTGAACCGTTTGCCCATGATAACCACGGGTAGTTCACACTCTTGGAGTAGGATGGCGAGCCACTCCGTCTGAAGTTCCCTAGCAATCATCATATGCTCGCAGAGGTTTGTTGACACCCCTAATTTGCGTGAGAGCCACGATAGGGCTATGTTGTCCCTCGGGTGGCATTCTCCTCCGTCGCCCATCCCCCCCCTCATATACGCTCCACTTGTAAGCCGGGTGGTTGCCTTGCTGAGCGTGTCTGAGACGATGTCACAGTCTGCGTGGGGAATCTTGTGGCATAACTCCATATTCTCATTTGCGATGACTATCTTCATACCGATGTAGGTGTTGTAGCGCGTTTTCACTATCTCAGCGTTCTCCCATGTCATGTGGAGGATGGGCGTGTCTAGGTGGATGATGGATCTGTAGAACTCCGCTAAGACCTCGTTTTTCTCTCCGTCCACCGTTCCGATTAATATAAACTCGGGGTTAAGGAAATCTTCGATAACGGTTCCCATGGCGATGAATGAGGGGTTGTAACATAGTTTGGTTGGAATGGTTTGGGTGGCAAGCCTCTCCCTCACGGTTGTGGGTAGAACCGTGCTTGAAATGGCTATAACTGGGAGATAACCCTCACCCACACTCGCGAAGTGAACCTCGTTCACTGCCTGCTCAACGTACTTCGTGTCAAAGCTATTATCGGGAAGGCTTGGGGTGGGAACGGCGACGAACACGATTTTCGGTCTATGTAATAAGACCTCACGCACGGAGTCGCAGAGGTAAAGCCCGTCTGTAAGGGCTTCCATTAACTGCGCTCTCAGGTTTGGCTCATCTGAACCAGTGGCGGGGATGCCCTGCCCGTACATCTCCATCTTCCCCTCATCCACATCGTAGCCATAAACAGTATGTCCACACTGAGTTATGGCTACTGAGACAGGAAGCCCGAGTTTTCCAAGTCCGATAAATCCGACTTTCATTTCATTTCCTCGCCTTCACGACTAGGTGCCACCCGAGGTGACTGGGACCGTCAAACTTGATTTTTCTCTGCATGGGGAGGTCGAAGACGTTATAGTGAACGCCGATTCGCGTGGTTGGGAAGAGTCTGAATAGGTTCAATGCCTCTCTTTGGGTATGGGCCTTCGTGTAGGGGCAGCCGTTCTTTGCCTCGCTGAATCTACTTAGAAGTTCGTTCTCGGAGAGGAGTTTTAGGTTTTCCTGTAGGATGCCCCGCATGAAGATTATGGATAGGTAGTATAGTAGGCTGTGACGGTGGTAAAGCATGGCATATATGGTTCCTCCCTTTTTTAACACGCGGTGAGCCTCTCTTACCGCCTTCTCCGCATCGGGAATGTGGTGTAGAACCCCGAAGGCGTGAATGTGGTCGAATAAGTCATCCTCGAACGGAAGATTACACGCATCAGCCACCCGCGTCCCAATGTTGAGGCCCAGACCCTCCGCGAGCATCATGGTTGTGTCGATGGCCTCCTCCGTGAAGTCAGTAGCGGTGACTATAGCTCCGTTTCTAGCGAATTCGGCGGCATCTATCCCCCCACCACAGCCCAGCTCCAGAACACTCATGTTTCTGAACTTGTCGAACTCAAAGACTTCAAGCATATAGTCGCGTGGGGCCTCATACCTGAGTTTCCTCATCTCCTCGTAGGTTCCCCAAGTGTAGAGAACTCTGTTTGCCCAGTATTGTCTTATCCTATCTTCTAGCAATGTTTTTCCTCCTCTCAGTTGCAAGGTCAAAACCGTTGGGGCTTCTCTGAAAAACCTTGTCGAATGGCAGCAAGACCTTTTCCGTCTTGGCACTAGGTCTTTTGATATGCCAAAGTTCACTCCACCCGAAGTGCCAACTACGATGATCTATCACATAGACGATGTTGTCGGCATCTGGGTAGAAGTGGTAGCCGTTCATCTTCACTTGAAGCGGGAAAAACATGGAGGGAAAAAGGTTATGATGGTCAAACCGTTCGTCGATTCCATTCATCTTCTCTATTGCCTCCATCGGAAATGCTGAGTAGTGCCAATCCCATTCATCGCCCCATTGAAATATTCCACGGTATAACCCTGGCATCCATAGACGAGTTACCGTGCATTTGGAAAAGTCGGACTCCATGAATTCCTCATCCCACGTGGTTATGTTACCCAAGTTTTCTGGGGGTTTATATGTCCACTCTACGCCTACCGCCGTTATGAAAAAACCCAGTCCCACCCTGTTGTATACTTGGTTCCATTGTTCAAGTGACGTTGGGGGAATCCACATGTAGTCCTCCACTATTACCACGATGTCCCCAGAGGCTTGGAGTAGGCCCGTGTTAAGGGCGTTGACTTGTCCAAAGTATGTGTCGGGGTAGTACTTCTTCTTTGATGCCCCGTACCATGCGAGGTTAACCCCTTTCTCCTCCATGTAGTCAGGAACATCTGTAGTTTCATACCGGGGTTCATAATCATCCACGATTATTAACTCGTAGTTGGAATAGGTCTGGTTTTTCAAGGATTTACCTAGCAGGTCAATTCCGCCAGGGCGGTAGGTGAAGTAAACTAGGCTTAGGAAGTAGTCAGTATTGGAGGATAAGGTGTGCCCCCCTCCTAAAAATAGTTTTCCTTGCTCTGCTGGCTAGATCATCGTACACCCCATCGTCCACCACGCGGATGTGATCCCAGCCACCGCCGTCTGTCGGTATCGGGTGAAAATCAACCCAATTCGTCACTATGAGTAACCCCCTCGCTTCAGATAGGAGTTGCTCCAGTAGCGGCGTTGCCTCGTCAAACTCATCCTCGCGCACATGTTCAATCACCTCGCACAGTATAACGGTATCCACTAAAAATGGAAAACTAAGTAACTCTTTCAACCCTTCCAAGAGGGATTTATGAATGAAGTATCTACTTCGCGGTGAGTTGGCCCATTTTTCAAGTGTTTCTGGAATGATTTTGGCGGCGCCTGGAGCGGGGTCAACGGCGTAGCATGGGACACCGTCGTAGATAAACGCGGCGGCTAGTTCGCCTCTTCCAGCCCCCATATCCACAATAAGTTGGGGTTCGCGTGTCTGCCGTCTCTTGATGTTTGAAACCTGTTCCCTGTATGTCTCAGCGGATTCTCCAAACGCCTGTTCAACTAGCCTGAAGTTGTCATAGCCATAGGCGTAGCACATGGCGGCGAACATCGGACGCTTAAGAAGGCGACGGTGGTAGGGATATCGCTCCCTATCCGCCATGTTCGCGGGGTTACCGAGGAACGCGGCTTCATCATAACGACTAAGTCTTATCTCTTCGCTTTGACTCATGGTCCCTCTTCTTCCTGTCATATTCCTCTCGTGTACAGTAGAACCTGGCTGGCACACCGATCCACACCTCGTTGTCTGGTACGGACTTCGTCACCACGGCCCCCAGACCTATCACCGCCCCGCGTCCTATTGTTATACCAGCAGACAGTTTACAGCCGTTTCCCAATACGGCATCACACTCTATTTTCACGGGCTCCTTGAATGAGGGCGCCTCTATGGTGGGGTATTTAATATCCGTGGTGTGAACGCCCCCCGCAAAGAACACCCGGTCTCCAACTCTCGTGTTTCCGTTGAGGATGACGTAGGGTTGGAAGTTACAGTTGTCGCCTATCACACAACCGTCCTCTATGTGAACCCAGTTGCTTATCTTACAGTTTCGCCCTATCTTTGCCCTCCCTATGCGGTTCCAACTCCAGATGGTCGTTCCCTCGCCTATCTCGGCGTCGGGGTGGATGTCGTTCCACTTACCTAGAACCCGCATCTTGGCTTCCCTCATCCACCTGTCCCCGCAGGTACTTCTGGTAGAGTTGTAGTTCTTCCCCAACAGTTATAACAGGTTTTCTTTCACTAGCTTTAATGATAACATCCCTCTGAGGGGGTGTTTCGACAGATTTCTGTGAAGGCTTCTCGGCTTCGACGTAGAAGCTGTGGTCGGGAAACGAGTCCTCCGTCTCCGTCATGATCGTCGCTGAACGCGAGGCACCGTAGGGCATCCTCTTAACATCCACAAAGCCCGCGCCCTCCATCTTTCTACGAAGAGAAGCATAGGTATATATGGTTTCGTGTCCCTTAAACGCCAGCCTGAAGAAGGCATCCACGCTGTCCTCTGCGTTCCCAACCTCGAACTCCTCGGCGTAGGTTTCCTTGAACGACCCCAGTTTCGCTATGAACGTGTTTAAGTCTGGCGTGGAGAGCCTGATTACCCCGCCTGGTTTCAATATTCTGAACGATTGTTCAAGAAAATGAGCGCCTTCGCCCCGTGTCAGATGCTCGATGAGGTGGTGAGCCGTGATTAGGGCGACGGAGTTGTTCTCCCATCTGAGGGGTTTCGTAACGTCGCAGTATTCAAAGATGTGTCCCTTATCCTCCACTGTCTGCTTGATGTCGCCCCGTATGTCGGCGTTTATCCATGCGTGTCCGAAGGTGACGGTGAACGATCCGAAGTTGATCTTCGTGTTCGTATCGGCGATAGCGCCAGTCAGTATGGTAGGTTGCCCCATCTTATGCGCCTCAACGAGCATGTCCCGCGCGTTGGGGTTGGGGTGATCGGTTATCTTCACTTCGCTGAATCCAGCTTCCTTCAACAGTTTCGTTGTGAAGGGCTTGCTTAGAAAGGTTTTGTGAGCGTTATCCGAGTAGTCTTGCCCGCCAAATAGAAAGTTGCTGTCGTCTAGATCAATTTCCTCTGGTGTCTTCTGTAGAATCTTCTTTATTTGTCCATACGTATCTGGAACTATGAACAGGGCCACCCCATTAGGCTTTAATACGTTGTAGCAGGACTTGAAGAAGGTCTCTATTTTTCTCCAGCTTATGTGTTCGGCTACGTACTGCGCGAAGAGACCGTCGAACTGACCGAGGTCGCTAAAATCCTCCTCTAGGTTGCGAACCGCGTCCACCCCTAGAACCTGCCTGATGTCAACGTTGAAGCCCTCTAACCCCGGAACTCTCTTTATAATAGAGTTGCTTCCCCCGCCCAGCTCCACTACGCGGTCCCCCTCTTTGAAGGGCAGCCTGTAGCTTATTTGAGTAACCCCCTATAGAAGTCTACGTATCTCTGCTTAATTTTACCCCATGTATATTGCTCCGCCGTAACCCTAGCGTTCTCACCCATGTATCTAAAGTCGCTGAAGTTCCTCTTCAAGTCATCTAGACAGGTGACGAGGGCATCCACATCTCTAGGGGGAAAGGAAAGACCGTTCTTTCCGTTCTCTATGAGCATGGTGGAGCCAGCCCCCTCGCTTCCTATGACCACCTTGCCGTAGGCCATAGCCTCTGGGAGAGTCATTCCATACCCCTCGCTAACTGATGGCTGGACGTATACTGAGATGTGGGGCATGACTTCGTCTAGGCTGTTGAAGTTACCGTAGAGGTGGTAGCGCCCACCCGTAGCCCACTTCTCAAGAATCGACTTCATCTGCTCTGAGTTTCCTCCGAAGAACATGAGTGTTGAATCGTCGTAGTTGAGCCTGCTCCACGCCTCCACAAGGTATTTCACACCCTTATCTGGTCCCCAAGCGCCGATGTAACCCACATTGGTAAACTTCTTTGGATAATCTATTTTCTCAGGTAGGTTGACGCCGTGTGGAATCGTAGTTACCCTCTTTGGATAAATATTGTTCTCTATCCAATCGGCACTACGGTTTGAAGGCGTAATAACGCTGTCTGCTTCCTTTAGATGTTTCCATAGAGTGCTTCTGAGGTATGGGTCGGTGTTATGAATGAATGGATATGGTGTACCCGTAATAGTCTCGTGTTCCCTTACACTCTCCTCTAAATTATGCGCTGGGCAGTTTACGACGTAGTGCTTTGGTTGAAGTTTATTGAGTATGGCATTAGCAGGGGAGCAACTTAGGTGGGCTAAATCAACATTTCTATGTTCTATAAGTTGAGCACAAAAATAATCATATAAAAATGGAGAGAATGGGTAGTGTCCATCTATTTTTTCGCCTATCTCCTTCTTCGTAATTATTTGTTTAATCTCTGTAACTTCACTAAGAGCCTTGATTTCATGATGACATACTTGCCCAGCCCCTGTTGTATGAGAAACCTGATCAAAGGTTATATAAACTGAAGTTTTCATTATTTTTCCTTCCAAGTTTTTATTATTTGTGACCAATTTATCCCTAAAATTTCCATACAAAAATGTACTCCTGTGTGGCAACGAGAACAAATAGGAACAAAATTTTCTAGGTGTTCTAAAATATAAAGCTCATTTTTTGGGTGTTCCCTTCCATAAATTTCATGTGAGTCCAGTCTTCTTTTTGTTATGACTCCACAGAAAAAACATGAATTACCTAGTTTCTCTCTTACCTTAGCAGAAAGTCTTCGTTTATATCTAAGTTCTTTATAGACCAACTTTAGCCCCCATATTCTCAGGGAAGTACGTTCCACAGTAGAGGCAGACAACGAATCCCAACGCGTGGTTTTCCTCACACCACTTACAAGACATCTATTCTCCCTCGAAGAACCTTCTCAGCGTCTCCTCTATGGTCGTTTTTACCTGGGAGGGAATAATAACAAGTAGAATTATGTTTATGCTCACCGACACGACTAACAGCACTTCGATAATCATACCTTCGGAACCCTCAATTGAAGACCTGCCTCGCCCCCAGTCTCCACCACCAGTTGCCCCATGTGGCTCAGCTTCACATCTGTCAGACACCACGTCTTAAACCCAAGCTCGCGCGCCTTCATCAACATGTCGAAGTCCTCCGACCTGCTTCCAGGGTGCTCCCAGTGGAAGAACGGCTTCTCGTTCGTGCCGTAGCCTGCGTCGCGCAGAGCCTCGAACACCCGCCTGTGCATCACGCAGAAGCCGAGACCAGTTACGTCCACGGAGAACCAGTTTGCCTCGGGGGGGTTCCACTTCTGAATGTGTTGAAAGCCGATTTCCCCGTCGGGCTTGGTCACCGCGTTCCAGATAGCGTAGTGGAAGCCGTGCTTCTGCTTCGCCCTGTAAAGCCCCGTTGCTATTGATTCTCCAGACTCCTTAAGTGCCTGATAGAGCAGGTACATGGCACGGTTGGGATCTCCCAACTCTACCTCCCCCATCTTCATGGTGGGGGTCTCCACTATCATATCCTCATCGATCCACAGGCAGTATTCATCCGTGCCGTTTAGGAACTGCTGAACTAGGGTGTTGCGGGCGTTGGGCAGGCTGGGCACGCGGCAGAGGTGGAAGTTCTTATCGCACCAGTCTAGGCGTGCCATGGTGAGGGGTTTCCATGTGGCTTCGACGAACTCTGCGTGCCACAGCCCCCTGTGTGGAAAGAGGACGGCCATTCCTGTCTTTTCCGTGGTTATGACTGGAGAAACGGTTTTTTTATCTATGGGTGGTGAATGCCAAGCCATCTGATAGAAATAGGGAAAAGAAGTATTTAACGGTTTAGGCTTAACGTCTTCTCCTAGAGACTAAAATCGTTATGGCGCCGCTTCGACTCGTCTGTAATGCCTTCACGCCTATTTTAAGTTCCTCATATGCGTCTTCCATCCCCGAGGTTAACATGGTGTAAGACCCCGACGTAGTTATCTCGCCGCTAACGATTTCAGTGTAGGCGGGGAACCCTATGACTGGGTAGCCCCGGATATAGTAGGCTGCTCCGCTCTCACCCTTCACGGACTCGAACATGACGGTGGTTTTGGCGAAGTTCTGAACATTAGTTGTGAATTCTGCATATGAGTCTGTTAATCCTAACCCAGAGGCTATACACATCGATTTTCCAAGCGGCATTAATTTATCACTCCTAACAACTCTAATATTCTAAGCAATAAGGTTAAGCCCGTGATGGGAGATATAAACCACTTCATGATTGCTATAGCCATATCAGCCTTAGACTTAAACTCCACGAAATCTAGTTGAAGCTGTGTATGATTCTCGTTTAAAACCCTGTAGGATTTAGCGAGGTCTGTAACCCTGTCGCTCATGGCTTGAAATAGCCTGTACTCCTCCTCGTTCATGGTCTATCACTTTTGAACGTGCGCGGTGATTTAAAAAACGGCTCACCGCAAGCCCCTTGGGAAATCAAACGATGGAACATCGCCGAATCACATCTTTCCTTTTGCCACCCAGTAGACTGCGCCAGATTCCGGGGTTGTGAAGTCGATTGTGAAGTGTCCACTTATTGAGTTCAGTGCAGGCAAAGTTAGGGGGTATGATACTATTGCAAGACCTCCGCTGATCAAACTCCGAGCTTCGAGGCTTTCCACCATCCGCAGCCCAGTGTTCAGCGAGCGGATTACCACGTCGGTGCTGGTTGCGGTGATATAGCCGTAGTGTACCCTTCTGTTGCCTTCGATGCCGCGGTGGGTGAGGGTGGAGGTGGTCGTCATCTGTAGCGCCTACTTGAGGTCTCTCACTTTACCCTGTGCCTTGAAGTTGTAGCACCGCAGTTCTCCGATGGTGTAGTAGTGTCCTTCCATCCCGTGCTTGTCTAGGTTGATGGTATCCCCAGGCCAGTCGGACTCGACGTAGACGGTGGGCATCATTATCGCGACGCGGACGAACCGTGAGTCGCAGAACATGATGGGTGCCACCTCGCCGCTTGCGGTTCTAGCCGTGGCTAGGCTGGAGTCGTAGTCTTGACAAGGGATGATGGGTACTCCGAAGTACGTCGCGACGTTGAAGCCAACCTCCGTACCTGGCGTGACGGCTGAGGCGCCGTCCACACGCGGCACGAACCACGCGGAACCAAGTATGTCAGGGACGTTGAACCTGCGTTCAGCCTCTAGGAGTGCCGACCAGACTGGTAGGGTGTTGAAGCCCGTGAATATTCTGTCGGGTCGTCCGCCTGCCTTGGTGATGCTATTCCACACGCCGTCGATTAGGGTTAGGGACAGGTCGCGTAGGGCCGAGGTTGCGGTTCCCGAGCTGGACACTTGGGCGTCGTAGGTCGTGGCGCTGTCCCTGTCTATGCCGTAGATGTCGTTGTCGGACGCTGTACCTAAGTGGCTTGACTCAGCCGAGCTTGAGGCCACCCTGTCTAGGGACTCCATACCTATGCCAGCGACGGTGTCAGCATCTTGCACTAGGTAGGCGGATATGGCTCTGGCGTGAGCCGCGCCCTTCTCCTCGCGGATGGCGCTTATCGGCGTAACGTTGTCACCAGCAGTCTGCAACACGAAGGTTTCCCAGTCCATGCCGAAGCCGTGGTCTATGAGTTTCGGCGAGGCGGTTAGGGTTGCCTGTGTGACGTGGGTGCTGGCGGCTATGCTGGTGAATGCGTTGGCTGAGCCTGCGGATGTGCCTCCGCTTGGGAAGCTGTCGCCAGAGGCGGTTATTACCCTCCACGCGGACGTGCCCCAAGGCTCCTTGGGTAGTCCAGCGAAGGCGTTCTTCTCGTAGTTGACTTGGCTCCAGAGTTTTGCGGCCAGTAGCTTCTGCCAGTATCCTGTGTCGCCTGAGACCATTGCGTCTTTCTTCCGTACCATGTCTACGTTGATGTCTCCGTAGTAGAACTGCTCCATATCTTTTAGGGTTCTGAATGTTCTCACTCTTTTTCACCTCTTTTTAATTCTCTTCCATAGCTTCATGGATCTCTTTCCAAGACAGCCTGCGAAAGGCTGCTATGTCGAAGGCCGTCTGCTCTTCCTTGACTTGGGTTGCCACTCCCCGAGTTTCTATCTTCTCCTCCTTAAGAGGCTTTGGCTCGGATTCTGGTTCAACCGTCGGTTTGGGCAGCGTCTTGGCTTCCTCCAGCTTTGCCTCCGTTACCTCGGGCTGAAGCGGGGGGGCCTCGATGTTTTCCTGCACAACCTGTACGATTTTGTCCACCTTTGCCTCCTCCGCGGACTTAACTTCTGGTTGTTCCTCGGCTGCTTCCTCGACGGACTTTACCACCTTCTCGGTTTTACGGCACACGTCGCTCTCTATACCCACGCTCCTCGCGGCGGAGCACAGCTTGCCCTTTGCTGATGCCTTCGCCTTGTCGGAGATGTGGGTCTGCGGGAGCCTTGCTAGGGCGTTTCTAACGTGGGCCGCGTCGGGCTTACCGCCTTTATCCTTATAGGGTAGGTGGCGTAGGCTACGTGGTTTGGTTTTACCTCCCTCGTCCTTGCTTCCACCAGGTTCGATGTAGGCGAAGGCTGAGTCGGGCAGGTCGTTGACGTAGGCTGTGGTCCACACTGCCTTGTCAACGTGTCTGTCAAACAAGTCCAAGAGTAGGGCTAGGTCTGCGGCTAAGGTCTCTATGGTTAGGGGCGCGAGGGCCTCTTCTGCTACCTCTTCAACTGTCTCTGCTGTCTCGGATGATTCGGAATCGTCTTTCGGCGATTCATCCTTCGTTTCTTCGATCACTTCCTCTATGGTTTCTTCTTTCAAGGGGTTTTCCCCCTCAGTTTTTAGCGTATCCGGCGTTTCCGCCGTGAGGGGAGGCGGGTTGACGCCACCGTGCCGCGCCTCTCCCGTTAAAGCCCCGTGGGGCCGTAACAATGCAATGTCGAAGAGGTTTATATATTCCTCCCCCTCGACGGGTTCTGTGATGATGGAGAACTGTTCATCGCTGAACATATCCCCCAGTTCGAGGCCGTCGCGAATTAGGACGTGATAGTGTCCGCTATCAGGACACGGCCTCTTGCTGATCTTGACGGCTCCCTCAGTGAGAATCGTCTCAGGAATGCGATTCGTCACCTCGGCGAGTTTCGCCAAGTCATCTTGTTTAAGCACGTTGAATATACTCCATTTATTCGCTGGGTGATCCACGATGGCAACCTCGTATAGTTCAAGGTTTGTGATGAAGCGTGTGCAAACGTCGTCTTTACACTCTGGAGATTGTGGGTCGAGGTTGCGCCCACCTATACTGTAGCCGCGCTGATTTCCCGCCTCTATATCGCTCCACAACTCGTCGGCTATGGACACGTCGTCCCTAACCTGTGCCACGATGTAGAGCCCCCGCTCGTCCACGCCGCTTTGATATGTTCTGCCGTTACTGTCGGTGACGGACTCGAAAACTACCTTCGCCATTGGAAGGTTGGTGTGTCCTAGTGAGAGTATGCAGAAGTCGGGGTTTTGTCGCCACTTGTTCCACGCGGCTTTGAGCCCTTCTTGGGTTACGACTTCCCCCTGACTATCCCTGATTCCCGCTATGTTGGCGTACCCCGCTATGAAGCGTTTATTGCCATCGTACTCGCTAATGTCGAGTTTGCGAATTATAATCTGTTCTAACGGTGAAACCGTGGCTACGGCCATCGAGACCTATTGTTATTATTCAATCTTAAAAGAGAATGGTAAGGTTTACCTCATAGTCCCTCCACTCTCCCGTGCAGTAGCGTTGGCACGTTTTGGGTGAGATGCCTGTCTTCCACGCTATCCACGTGTAGCTTTTTCCCTCGTTGTGGAGGTCTCTTATCCACCTGACGATTTCATGGCAGATTCTGGGTCTTCCAACGGGGTTCGGCTCGGGGTATTTCATGCCATTATTATGAGTCATTATTCAATCTATTTAAGTTTGAGTGGGGAATGGGGTGGTGGATAAACATGGATCGAAGAATACTTCGGAGATGCTCGCTCGGTAAGCGACTCGATAGTGAAGTTCGGCGTTACGCGTCACCAGAATTTGATGACATTAAATACGTGGACGTTGGATATGGATCTGATGGTAACGATGGTGAATCTTGGGATACCCCAGTTGCAACCATTAATAAAGCCCTAGATCTACTAGAGTACAACAGTTCTACCTCAGCAAGAGGACGACATCAAGCCATAATGTTCCAATCTAGACAGACATACGGTAATCGTTTCACTGCTCAACAGATAATAGACCTCCCCAACATCTCGTTGATTGGGGGTCATGGTCCCTACGGTGTGGGTGGCTGGGGGTCTGTCTTCTGTATAGACGGAAATAATTTAACTTCTGACTCTGATTTTTCTGGTCTCACAAATAAATACGCAGGTCTCGCAGTAGAAGCTGATGGTGTATCAATACGTGGCATTAGGTTTTACGTTGTTGATCCTACCAACAATCCTTGGTGCGTGGTTTTCAACGATGCTCACGATGCTAGGTTCGGATCAGTTATTGATTGCCAGTTCCAAGCCGATGGTGCTGGAGGCTCCCACGACGTAGGTGGAATATGCTTTCACGGCTCTGAGACAGGATTAGCAGCTAGAAACCAAATGTACTATATGAAGAGAGGCATCCGTCTCTGTGGTGGAGGAATTAGATACTGTAGTAAAACCATCGTGGAAGATAATGTTATTCATTGCCCAGAATATGGAATCCACCTATCCAACTCATCCGTCACCGAAAATCTTATTCAAAGAAACAGAATACTGCCGAAACAGGTGTATGGATATACGTTTGTCAGGGGAATCCATCTTGTAGATGCTGCACAGGGCAACTGTTTTGAGGGGAATCGTGTCTTTCATGGTACTGAGGGAACGGCCTATCACGCTGGCTCTGGAACTAACTATTGGATTCTTAACTACTATGGCACTATCGGTGGAACCATGTTCGACGGAGCAGATTAGTGATTAAAATGCACTACCACTTCTCTTGCGGCGAGTGCGGTTCGTCCTTCTGTAAAGACGTTAAGAGTAAACCTAAGAAGCTTCCAGACTGTCCGAGTTGCAAAACTGCCGAGTTTGTATCAGCCCTAGCTTAATAGTCTCCCTTCCCCCTCCTTTTTTTCAATAACTTAAATTAATACCTATTATAATTATTTATTAGGTAGTTCGATAGAGGTTGAAGCGTGGGAACCATAATAAGAGTTAACGGAGCAACAGTCATCCAAGACTCCGTTATTCAAGACACGGATGTAGGTGATGCTAGATTGGGTTTGGAGATACTGGCGTGGTTCCTGAGAATCATAGCTGCCAACCCCTCAGTCACCAAAATCTATATGGAGAAGACCTAATAATAGTTTAAGTTGAACTACAAAAGAGGGGGCTATTTTGTTTTTTCCTCGTCCTCTTCGATGGGCGTGAACCGCCTGCGTTCGGCCTTTTTCTTGATGTCCTCGCGGATTTTCTCGCATTGTGCCTCAGTGAACTCAGAGTCAACGATGAACTCGAAGTGTTCGTCTTTGATGAATTTATAGACCCGCCCTATTGGGCTGAAGTATCCTAGGTGGGTGATGGGGTCGCTCCAGCCAGCAACGTCAATTCTGGAGGGAATGCCTATGAAAAAGTATCCTTCCTCGTTGGGTCGGAACATGGCTCCGCCTGAGTTGCCGAAGATTATCTGGGCCGAACTCATCCAGTAGTCGTTGTAGTCTATCTCGTCCCCCATGTGGGTGATCATGCCCTCTGTGAGGATGGGGTCGTGGAGCAGGGCACAGCCGACGGCGTAGGTCTTATCGCCAATCCAAACCTTCTCAATATCATCCTCGGGGAGCAGTTTGGCGATGTGGGGTGCGGGTGTTACCATTCTCAACTTGAGAAGTGCCATATCGTGTGTTTTATCATATGCCACTATTTCGGCGTCAACGCTGTTGCTCACGGGTCGTCGTCCGTGGGGAACGGCATCATATTCAAAGAACTCGACGTTGACTACTTGACGGTACTCCTTCTTTCTATCCATACCCACGCGGGGGTCATACTCCTTTTTCACCGTTAGAGCTTTTTCAATTACGTGGTGACAGGTAATGGCATACGTGCTGTAGCCGCGCTTTCCCTCAGCAGAGTATATTATCGTTCCGCTTCCGCCCACGCCAGCCACCTTCACGCGAACTTGGGTGTAAAGAACTTCTTGGTGGAGTTTCTCTAGTTCCATGCCATGTCTTATTATCCTTTCTGCCTTTTAACGTTTTCCCTTCGCCACATCGCGGCGTGGTAGATGTCATCAAACGTTCCTAAGTCCATCCACTCCCCCCCATAGACTGCGTAGCCAACGTCTGGTAATAAGAGGTTGAGGGCATCGGTTATCTCGTATTCTCCGCGCCACGAGGGCTCCAGTTTAGAGTAGTTCTTGAAGAAGTCGCTTGTTAGGCAGTAGACTCCGAGGACGGCGTAGTTGTTCTGAGGCTTCTTTGGCTTCTCCACGAACTTCGTAAGCTCGTTGTCGCCATTCATTATGGGAACGCCGTACCTCGACGGGTCGTCAACCTCCTTAAGGTAGACCATGGATATCCCGGTAGCGACGAACGCGTCCACGAGGGGTTTTATTCCCTCAGTGAAGTAATTATCGCCGAGGATACAGACAAACCGATCGTCACCGATGAAGTGCCTCGCCTCCCATATTCCATAGCTGATTCCCCTCGCCTCGCCGTGGATGATGTAGCTGAGGTTGACACCTAACTCCTCTCCCTTACCGAGGAGCTTCATGAAGAGTTCTGGCTGGTCGTGGCTGAGGCTGATGTAGATGTCCGTTACTCCCGCGTCGCGAAGCGTCTCTATTGGAATCTGGATCATGGCTACGTCGTAGATTAGGGTTAGATGCTTGTTCATCGCCTTCGTCGTCGGGTAGAGCCTTGTCCCTTTACCCCCCGCCAACACTAAGCCCTTAATTTTCAGCCGCCTCCTTCTGGCAGGTTGGGCATATTCCATCCACGGGCTTGGGAACGTCGTCGCCGTAGGTGCGCCCACATCTTTGGCAAAACCAGTGTGGCTTGTCGGACTTGACCGCGACGTCCGCCACGGCTCGTCGCCACTCGCTTTTACCAGTCTCATAGGTACGATTAATCAGTCCGTTCTCCCCAATCATATCCCGCCATTCGAAGGGTTCTCCACATAGGGGACAGGCGGTGTAAGCCCACTCGACGGGAAGAAAGTAGCCACAGCTTGGACATCTCATCTAGGTCCACTCCAAATCGTATCGTTCCTCAACGTAGGCTTCCCAGATAGCCTTGTTGTAGCCTCTGAACTTACACTTCGCGTAGCAGAGAACGTTAGGTCTAGCCTCCATAAGTTCCCTATGCCTCTCACTGAACCAAATATCCCTGAGCCCACCATTTACACCGATGACTCCAATGAGACTGTCAGGTACGCCCCGTTGCTCACAGCATATCCACACTCCGCCAGAGGGGGTTATCTGGGGGTTGAGGTAGGGCGCGTAGCACTTCTTGAACGTCCAGTCCTTCTTTGGTTTGGTCTTGTAGAGCGTGGCGTAGACCTTGAAGTCGTCTGTTTCAAGTTGTTTAGCTTTATGAATTAATCCTGCGACGGTGTCGAGGTTGGTTGTAACAAAGGGACTTACGATGTTGGGTTGTTGTATCCATTCAAACCAGTCATATCCGATGACATCGCGTATTTCGGGATAGTCTGTGTAACAGGGGCGGATGTGCGCAAACTCGCAACCCAGTTCCTTAGCCAACTCTGCGAACGCGGGTATCTCCGTGTAGTTGTCGGGGTGAATGAGGAGCCCCAACCCCACCCTCGTTATTCCAGCAGCGGTCTGAACGTTGTCAAGAATCTGCTCAAAGTCGTCTGACTGGTGAAGTTTCCTATGGGTTTCGGAGGTGGCAGCGTCGAGGCTCACTCTGATGGTCTTGCTCCAAAAGGCATCCTCCTTAGTCAGGTGTGACCCGTTTGTGATGAGCAGGAGCTTGCCGATGGAGCCCAATATGTGAATGTACTCCTGAGCGTGGTGGTTGATGAGGGGTTCACCGCCACCGCAGACCTCGAAGCCTTGGACGCCCATGGAGACGCAGTCAGATATGGCGCTCTCAAACACGTCGGGTTGGAGGAAGCCCCCCTCCTCTCTTCTGTGCTTCGTCCAGCTACACCAGACACATCGGTGGTCACAGGGATTGGCAAAGTCGAAGCTCACCATAACAGGCTCGGGTATCTTACCGTCGTATATGAGAGGCTGAAGCCTATCGGAGTAGTGGAGAACCTTAAGGGGATTGAAAGGCGAAAAAAGCTCGGACATCGTCACACTTCTCACTAAACCATAAAAGTATTTAACGGTTTTGGGGTCTCTGCGCCTCCACCTTATCGATGTCGATGAGCCTCTTAACAGCTTCGTTGATGTTCGTGCCAGTCTCGTGCTGAACGTACACGCCGTCCCTCTCCATCTGGCTTCGTCGGTCAAGCATGTCCGTGGTCCTCTCCACAGTCAGCATTAGAAACTTCTGGTGGGTTACGTTGAAGCCCCAGTGGGGCACAATCAGGTTGAAGTCAGCTATGAAGCGGAAGCCCTTCTCCCGCGCCTTGAGGCAGAACGCTACGTCGTCCGTCATGGTCGTGTCGTAGGGCATGAAGAACCGCTGCTTGTCGAGAACTTCCCGCTTCACTAGGAGGCAGCCACAGGCGATGGCATCCATCCACAGGCGCCTGCTGAACAGCTCCAGCGGGAACGCTCCGCTCATTCCCTTCAGGGCGAGTCCGCGCATCTCTCCGTTGTGGAGGAAGAAGCTGGTGAAGCCCGCCCGCTGCCTCTTGGTTTTCTCGTCCCACTGGGAGAAGAAGTAGACTCCAGCTGCGCCGTCCGCGCCCAAGCGTAGCCCGTCGTAGAGGCGCCTGATTGACACGGGTGGGTTGAAGTTATCGTGGTCGTTGAAGAACACGAGGTCGGGCCTAGACCACTTGGCTAGGAGGTTTCTGCATTGGACGACGTTTCTGACGTGGGGAAGCTCTCCTCCCTTGGACTGTTTTATGTGTTTGACTTTGATTCGTTTATACGCGTCGCTATAGGTGTCTCTGAACGTCTTCATGGCATCGAGAGTTCCGTCATCGCCCTGCACGGTGAAGTAGAGACTGGTGATGTCACTGGGCCAGTCGTAGAGAAGGATGTGGGTGAGGAATCGTCTGAGGAAGGGCATGGAGTTATAGAGTGGCGTGCAGATGCTTATAGGAACGGGTTCAAGGGGGGGTAGCTCTTTTTCCTCGACGTAGAGGTTGCGGAGGTAGTCAAGTGTTGCAACTGCCATGACTTAACCTAGTTGAACCATGCTTTTAAAACTTGCTCTGCTTCCTCTTTCTCAGGAACTCCTTAAAGCTCTGGAGATACAGAAGCAACAAGTTGTCGGTTTCGTCCTCGGCGTCCATGGAGGCCACATGTTCGAGAACCCTGTTCACAGCATCCAGGTTAAGCCCGTCCAAGCCGATTCTGCGCACGGCCTTCCTGAGAAGTGTGCCACCCGCGCTAATCGTTTGCCTAGCTCGCCTTAGAAGAATACCGCTGATGGCTATGTGTTTCATCGTGTTGATGAGAAGTGTGGATGTCACCGTTATCCGTGTTTTCGCCCGTCTAAGCAAGATACCCCGTATGGAAATTGTCTTGAAGAGGTAATGTTCTATGGGAACTGGAACTATCACACCTCCAGGCGCGATGGGTTTCCATGCGCCAGACATAAACCAGGACTTGATCGCGTACATCCATAATCACAGCTTCATCGTTCTGAGAAACCCGATTCTCCTAAACAAGTTTCCTGCACGGGATAAGGCGTTTAATATGGCCCTACCTACGGCCTCTTGTAGATCCAAGTTCTCCGTATATCCCGATATGTATTGGGCGGCGCTTGCCTCCCCGAACGAGTTCATGCCGTATATGTATCTGAAGTCCTCCTTCTCATGAAGCGTTAAAACCATCGTATCTTCAAGGGTTGTCCGCGCGGCATCAGAGTAAACGTAGCCATAGAGGGTGCCATAGGTTCCTACACCCTCATCCCGCTTAACCCTCAGATACACTGGTGTGTCCTCTGCGATTGAGCCGCTGCCATCGGAATAAGGTGTCCCCGCAACACATTCAGTTAGAATCAATATAATTTGACTGCCTGCATTATACCAGACAGTATCAACCTGTAAGCAATCATCGCTATTATCAGTTCTTATATCATAAAATGTCCCTGCGAGGTTTGCCAGCATCCAGTTAATCTGCCACCCCCCAATGGTATTGTTTGTGAACTCGGTGTACTCCGCCTTCAACAGATGCTCAAAGTCGCTGTCGAAGTGATCGGTGCCCTTATCCTTGACGACCCAGCAGTCATCATCACGGCGCATCTGCGTGCAGGTGACCTTTGAGGACGTGACCGTAAGCCTGCTCAGCGGATCTTCTTCTGTGTAAGTCGTGAAGTTCTCAAAGGGCATTACATCTCGTCTTCCATCGGATCGATCTCTAGGTCAGCCGCCGTTCCCCTCAGCTCCGCTCTCAGCTCAAGAATGAGACCTAAAAGCACCATATCTCTCGGCGTGAACATATTTGTGAGGAAGTATTCCCACCCCTCTTTGCTCAGGTAGTCCCCGATGAGGAAGGGCCGTAACTCGCTCCTGATCTTGGCGAAGACGTTGGGGCGCTTAGCTTGGAACTGGACAAAGGTTTGGCGACGCATGTAAACATCGCCAACATCGTTGTGGATTAAACGTATTTTGCGGTACGTTCGTTGAAGCGTGTGGTGCTTCTGAAGCAACATTAGCCCGCTAAGCCTCGCCCGTATCTTCGCCTCATATTCATCCTGTGTTATGGACATTGTTATGACACCTAATTGTTACCTATGAAGGATACAAGCTCGCCTGAAACCTCCGCGACCACATATACACCAGCAAAGTCGATGACGTCTAGGTTTATTGCCTCACCCTCTGATAGCGCAAAGCCGAAGCCTGAATATGGCATGTCGCCACTACCGCCGATGTAGATGTCGCCACTATACTCGGACATATTCTTCAGCGTGACGCTTTTCGTTGCGCCACTATAGAGAACTTCGCCTCCAGATGCGTCTGTAACCCGTTTAAGCGCGTTCGTTTTGAGGATGGTGGGAACGGCAACGTCAACGGTTTCTCCAGAAATCTTGACAACGGCATTAGGTTGGATGGTTACTCCCAAGCCTGATATTGGTGCTTTATCGAGAACCACGCCAGATGCAACGGAAACGGTTTCACCAGATGTTTTAACGACTATGTTAGGCTGTGTGATTACCTGTAGGCCAGATAATAGTTCTCTGTAAACCACGACGCCAGAGGAGATTGAAGCCTCGCCCGACAGAAGGTGAACCTCGTTCCACTCGCCGGAGGTCTTAACGACTATGTCGGGCTGTATGATTACTTGAATTCCAGATATGATGTCTCTGTTGATGATTGCGCCAGACGCGATGGGGGTTGTTTCACCCGATGTCTTTACAACTATGTCGCCCTGTGTAATTACTTGGAGACCGGAAAGTATCCCCCTGTCGATGGCAACTCCTGATGCAATGGAGACCTCGCCAGATAGGAGGTGCGTCTCAACCCACTGACCCGAGATGTTAGATGAGATATCTCCAGAAAGCATGTGGGCCTCAACCCATTGCCCTGAGATGTTGGCGGTTGCTGTAAGACTACCCGTTATATTCACGTAGTCTCCAGAAGCCGTAATAACGTAGATTGTTTCGCCTGAAACCTTAACGGCTTGGGTTGATGGGAGTGAAACCGTGTCACCAGAAGCGGTTACAATTAGGGGGTTTCCAATGCCTACGAGGTCTCCGCTTGCATCGACTAGGGCAAGCACCTCCATGTAGTGGTCTTGACCACTGTAGTTCACGTATATGGCTTTAAGCCTTTTACCCGTGCTGTCTGGTGGAACCTGAACATAGTCCAAACTCATCTAACTCACCTATATACCAACGTGGCACTTATTTCAATATCCCCTTTTAAGGCTATTGACGCCTCGTCGGGGTTCCAACGAATCGTGATAGGAGCCACTTGATGAGGAAGCATCACCTCCGGCCCCTCTATGGTGGCATCCCGTTTGTTCAGTTCAAACTCTATGTCACGGACGAGGGTTGGCTCATTATTCCGTATGTAGATCACGTCCTCCTTCACCTCTCCCTCCCAAACCTCGCCTACATCTATGGATTCGATGGGTTGGGTTGCCTCAGAGTCGGCGTAGAATGAACTATCCCACTCCCTCATCACGATTCCGGTGGCGACGCTCATCAACCCTCACCGGACACCCTCTGCCTAAGTGTTTTTATGAGTTCCAGTTTCTCCCTCTTGTATTCGAGGTTCACCCGTGACTCTTCGTCAAGTTCCTTTACGTCGCCATCTAGGTGGATGTGAAGTTCTGGCTTCTCCTTTGTTATTGTCTGCTCTAAACTGGGGGGCTCATCCTCGCTTTTCTCTCTCCTTCTCCAAGCCTCGTGACACATGGCTATCACCTGCTCGTGTTTCCTCTCGGGATCGGCGTGAGCCACCGCGCTGATACAGCGACTTATGAAGGCACCCCGTTCCTCCTTCTTGCCTGGGGAGGGTATGGGTTTGGTTATCATTTCGTACCAGTCGGACTTACGGGCCACCTTCTCGATTTCGCTGTCGCCGTCAAGCTTCATGAACTGACCGCGTTCGCCGAGTACGTCAATTATCCTAATGTAGCGTTCGAGGTGCTTGTTCAGCCTGTCCGACTCGAAGACGCCCTTGAGAAGCTCCAGTTCCCAGTACAGCCTGAAGTTGCCATCGTCCGTGTCTGGAATCATACTTGGGTGCAAACTATAATTTATTCTGTTCAGTCGCATCTTTACCACTCTACCTCCGTGAACGGCTCATCGAATGGTCTTGGCTTAGGCATGTGTTTCGTTCGTATCTCGCGCTTCGTCTCCGTTCCCTCATAGCTCCCTCTCATCACGATTCTGCCACACTTCTTACATTTAAGTATTGGAATGTTCATCAAAACCGTGGTTTCCCAGTGGTGTAGCCCTGAGCGGCATGATGGCGGGGGGTCGAAGTGCCTCGGGTGGTGGATTACCAGCGGCGGGGCGGTGGGTCTTATCCCAAGCACTTGGTCTCGGGTTTTCATGTAGTTCCACGCTTTAATCGTGTTTTTGCGTGCGGCCTTCTCCTCATCCGTGTATCGAACCATTAGCTCTCATCTCCTTGGTCTTCTGGCTCCTGAATCGGAACTCCTCGATCTCCCCCTCCTGGCATGGTTCTCTCGGGGGCGCCGTCCGAGTCCTGTGGCGTGCGTCCGCCTCCAATCCGCGAGGTGGGCAACGGGTCTCGCACCCGTGTCGGGGAGACGGTGAAGTTTGCGCCGTCCTCCGCCACGTTGGTGTCGAACCCTGCGCGCTCGTAGAGGTTAACTGTCATTGCCACCGTCTGCTTTATCTGCATGTCTCGAAGCTCGTCCCGGCTCTCCACCTTGCCGAACTGTAGCACCCAGTCTGTTATCCCGAGCTTGGGAAGGAGGAAGTCGTTGAACGGTTCTTCCACGTCGCTCATATACTGGCGCGTAACCCTGTTCTGCACGTCTATTCTAGGGCGGGCGGTGAACCCCGTGGTTCCAGGCTCGGAGATGTTGACAAAGACGGGCGTGACTCCGAACAGTCCACAGACCTTTTCCACGTAGAGGCGGTAGTAGTCAATACTCTGCATGTCGCCGAGCTTGGGCGAGATATCAACTGGCGTGATGTTCCTGCCTTGCTCCATGCCGATGAATACGATGATGGGTTCGAGGCTGAACTCGGTTTCCCCAGTCCGTGCGTCTCGCCGAGTCTTGCTTCTGAGCTGGTTGAGGACGTGTGTTCTTATCTCCTCAACCTTTGACTTGTCTGCGCCCTCTATGCCCAGTATCAGGCTGGCGTGGCCGTGGCTATATATCTGAAGGTTGTACTCATCCATGTAGTCGATGACGTAGAGAAGCTTCACCGCCGCGATTATCTTGCTAAGTCCGAAGGCTTCTGGGTCGATTCTGCTTGAGGATGAGTGTATGACCTCATCTTTACCGAAGCGAGATACGACCTTACCGCCCACCTTCTGGATGTACGCCGTCTGGATGAGGTCGCTTTTACACTTCTTACACTTTGGGGTAGCGGGCTTCCGGGTCAAGCTCTTAAGGTCAAGGTATTCATCCTGCTTGGTCTCCATCTGAACACGCTTGTAACACACGGGGCAGAAGTACTCATCGCTAGTGAAGTTGCCGTAGTCATCCATCACGGGAAACGTTATGCTTCCATCGAGAACCCGAACCCCCCTAGGAACCCTGACCACCTTCTTGGCATTGGGATCGTAGGCTTCTGTGTGTCCCAGTTCCCAGTAGAAGTCGTCCAATGCAAGCAAGTACCACAACGTGCTGTGGAGGAACTCCTTGAAAGTTCTGCCCTCGCCGACAAGCGATTGGGCATCTCTATCCTCACCTATTAACTGTCTGAATGTCTTGTATTGATCTATGTTGGGCGTGTCGAACTCCTTACCCTCGCAGATTTCACATTCCTCGATCTCGGGGCTATCGTATTCCTTCTCACAGTTGGTACATTTCTTCTTGAAGCGAGGCTCGATGGTACAGCCAGGTGTTAAAACCTCTCCGATTGAGGCTCGGAAGATGGTGCGTAGAAGCCAGTGAACCTTCGACAGCACCATGAACTTCGGGTACAGGTAGGCGGGGTTGCGGGCTTTAGCCTCCAGTTCACCAGAGACGAAGTCAGGTATTGGCTGACGGGTTTCCTTGGTGATGAGGCGTCCACCTATAATCCTATGAGTAAGAATTTTCGAGGCTATCCGCGGTATGAAGGGCAGACGGGCTAGAGCCGACTCATGAACTGTTGAACCAGTCCACAACCCCCTGTGAACTATATCGTCCGTGGTCCGTATCGGAAAGATCCTATCCAGTAGCTTCTCACTGGTGCTTCGTTCGTCCATGTCGAGTAGAGTAAAGCCAAGTTTTATCTTAAAAAGAAAATCGTGTAGTTACCGCCTTAGAATCGGGAGATGGACACCGGGCAGCTTCACCGTCGCCACGCCAATCTCAAACGGCTTCTTAAATGCTATCAGCGCTAGGCAGAGGGCGTCGGAATAGTCGTCCGTGATGGGGGTTTCAACGCGCGGCTTCCCCGTGGGGGAGGCGCCGAACTGGGTCATCTTCAGCTCTATTATCAGTTGACGGGCGGAGCGGGGCATCTCGATGTCCCCTATCTCGATGATTTGCTTGCAGAAGTCGTAGAGGGAAAGCTTCTGAGAGATGCCGCTGTTATCATACGGCTCAATGACGAGGGGGGACCAACCAGACTCGACCCACCTCGTCTTAAGGCTTTCCGAGTAGGGGCCGCCCATCCCCGTTTTCTCTGGGACGATATGTTCGAAGCCGAACCTGCTGTTAAGCAATCCAACATACGCGTATTGGTGTGCGAAGGTCGACGGCTCCGCTAGGTCTGGGTTGAAGCCCCAGACATGGGCTACCTTATAGCGTGGGCGACGGTTCGGGTTTTTATGTTGACCGACGACGACCATGGCTGACGTGTCGTGGAGGCGGGCTGGGTCGATGCCGAGGCTGTAGACGTAGTCTTCCTCTGGCACCATGGCCTTACAGTCGTAGTCCGTCCTGCTACACTCGTTTATCGCCTTCTCCGAGAAGTAGCTACTGCCAGCATCGGCGAACTCCGCTAGGTACTCCGCCTTGAATAGGGTGGGGCTGATGGTTGCGCGATCATCCTCGTAGACCTGTCTATCGAAATACTTATTTCTTAACGAGGGTATCTGCATTGACTTGAACCGCGGGTTTCTCTCGCATTCTTGGTAGATGGTCCAAAAGTATCCTCTGCGGAACATGGGTCTGCTTAGAACGTAGAGCTTTCCACCAGCGATGCCGAGAAGGGGACTGACGCGGGTGACTTCCTCCTCCCTGATGTACCTCGCCTCGTTAACCCAGATACACAGGATATTGGTTTTCCCAGCTATCCGACTCTTCGCCGTTAGATAATATATTCGACTTCCGTTTTTGAAGTATATGATGTGCTCGGGCTTTCTAGCCTCGGCGAGCTTGGTGGCCTCAAGCTCAGTATCCACCGCCATCATGTCCAGCGTTCTCTCCATGATTTCCGTGCTTTGGCTCTGCGTGCTACAGAGAATGAGTTGAGAACTGCCGGGGTTCATCAGGGCCAGCCACGTGCTGAAGGTGCGGATCATGAGGTCTTTACCAATTTGCCCTCCCGCGCACACTGTGACTCGGGTGTGGTTTAGGAAAGCCTCAGCCATCTCTACTTGGTAGTCTTGAAGCTCTACGTGTTCCCCACGCTCTATGATCATGTCATTAACGAATTTACTGAACCCGTTTATTCCCTCCACCCAAGACAGCAATTTCTCGTCGCTGATGTATCTGCGCGGCTCTGGCGGCGGTGGCTCCCTATTGGTGAGCACCATTATGCGAGAACTAAGGTCGTCCTCCACCACCCCCTCCTCCGTAGGTTTCAACTTCAGCACCTTCTTCCTTCTGCTACCACCCCTAGCTAGATGGGGGTAATGTTTCTGCCTGTACTTGTATAGGTACGAGTGGTTTAGTTGAAGCTTCCTATCGGTGGGATAGCGGTTACGACTCATCTCTGCGATTGTCTGCGGTGAGGTGCCGTCCGCGATGAGCTTATCCCACTCCTCAAAGTCGGGGTGATTGAAAAACTTCTTGAAGGTGTATTCGCGTCCACGCATAGTATGTATTCAGAGTCTTTCAACAATTTAAAGCCTACGCCAAACACTACCCTTAAATAGTAAAAAAACTAATTAGTGTTTGAAATGGCAGTCTCTGAAAAGATAGAAAAGGCAGACGTGATCAACCTAGCCGCCTTAACCGCCGTCCTAGTCTTCGCTGTTCTCGTTGGTACTGGTATTATCTTCGCTTGGTATCTTCCAAACGAGTCACCCCTAGATGCGTTCCTACAGCTTTGGGATAAGGCGATAACTGTGGTCATGGCAATCTTCCTTGCCTATGGAATCACTACTAGGAATAGTCAGAACACCACGGGGTAATGTCTTGGGCTGGCTGGAGCGTCACTTCTGTACGAAGTTGTCCAGTAAAATTAAGGTACTTCAAGAAGAGAATGCCGCGCTTAGAAGGTTTCTAGGAAAATCCGAGGAAACAGTCGAGGAACTTACTGGAAAGCTCCAGCGGTGTATAGATAAGCGCAAGGAACTGAGGACCGAAATCAAGAGACTGGAGAAATCCGCCGCGTGGTTCGAGGCTAGGATGAAGACCTTGGAGAAAGCCCTTGAGGACGCCATGGTCATCCCAGAACTCAGCGTTGACGAGTCTGAGCTGGCCGTGTACAGGTTTGAGGGTAAGATCTTCGCGGGGTACGACCTCAGAGTGGCCGACCTCGAATACTACCAGCTTCCCTACGACGCGTGGATTGAGTTGCTCGCGTCGGTTCAGCGGGAGGTGGGTGAAAGCCTCTCCAAGTGGAGGGCGAATGTAAGCGACTGTGACGACTGGGCGTATGTCATGGGGGCCACTGTCGTCCAAGCATTCGTGAAGGCGGGGCTGGACAAGCAGGGCGCCTTCATGATCCTGTGGGACATGACGGGGGCGCAGAAGCACGCCTACAACGGATTCATGGACACGGACGGACAGGTGTGGGTGTACGAGCCCCAAGACGGCACCGTCGTCGGAAAGCTGGGCGAGACCTCCGGTGCCTACGAGACAGATTGGGTCTGGTTTCCAGGAGCACAACCCGTATAGGAAGACTTTTAACCACCAAGAGAGAATAAATAGTGATGACTGAGCGGGGCTTCAGCGTCGTGACGTTCAGTGAGATGCGTGAGATGAGGGTGAGCCAGATGCAGCCGCGCCCCAAAGTGGTGTTTGTCAACCGCCGCAAGGCGTTCCAACCCCCAAGCGACACCCTAGCGCAATACGTAGAGATGAGGCAACGGGCAAAATCTAATCCCCGCATCAACCTTCGTCAAAGCGCGTTCGGCGAACGGTATAGGAACCGCTACGGACATAAAATCATAAGAAGCAGCGACGCCATGAGGCAGCTACGGAGGCTGGCTGAGATAAGCAGAGAACGCCCCGTACTGATGGTCATAGATAAGGACAGGCCAGACGGTGACATTCTAGTTGAGTTGGTTAATCACATGATGGCAAGCGGAGCATGGTAAAATGAGCGAGAAGAGACGTAGACGCCGAAAAAAAGAGAAGCCTCCCCTTGAACCCGTACCAACCATATATAACATCGACGTAGAGGCGGAGACGCCCCAGCAGCAACCCACGCCAGAGGCGACGCGAGGCATGGTGCTTCACCCAGAGGGTGGTGGAGATCCCGCGCCCCCCGTCAAGGTGCTGACGCCAGACACAGTGGAGGTGAGCCCCATGGCAGACCTGCCGCAGATGGCGCGAAGGCCGCCCGACGAACTCCCCGTAATACGCGGGTACAACGTGGAAGCCGAACCCCCGAAGAAGAGGGTCGAAACGGAGGCGACCACGCAAGAAGCCAGAGACCAAGAGAAACTACGGGGCTCGATAAGGGACTGGACTGCAGGCTACAGGCGCCCCGACGGAAAACAGGTGATAATCCAAGGCGACGCCGAAGGCGGAGCACTCACACCTAGCGTCGCCACGCCCACCCAAGGCAAGCTACAGTCCTCAGACGGCAGGAGAGACGAGATACTCCGCCAAATACTGCACCAGTTAAAGGAGGAGAAAGATGCCGAGAATACAGACTGACAGCCTCATCACAGAACTCATGGCCGCCCGATCAGGCACAGCCCTCCTAGCCAGAGAAATCGGACGCATACTACACACCGTCTACCACAGAGCCGCCTCACCCAAATCCATCTCCAAAACCCTCATACTACTAGACCAAGACCACACCATGCTAAACAGAAGACAAACCACCAACCAAGAAAAAGCATCCTACAACTGCCGATACATCTACAAATGGGGACACTTCCATGAGAAAAACCCAGACACACCACACTAACTACAACCCACCAACCACCGTCAAAGTCTACCAAGGAGAACACCAAATACTAACCCTACTAGAACGATACAGCAGAAAAACCCTATCCAAAGGACTCATAACCGCCCTACAACAATGGATAAAACAAAACCAACACCGAGCCCACCAACTCTAAACCAACACACCCCGCAACCTTAGTAGCCCCTTCCTGTGCTTGGGTGTTTTTATTGTGTTTTGGGAAGTTGGTTGGGTGGGTATATAGTTTATGGTTATATATTGGTGTTTACTTGTGTATTTACTGGGGTTTACACATAGTTTATTTAGGGCTATATAGTCTATGTGTCATTGGTTGTTTACGGTGGTAAAGCTTAAATAGGCTGAACCCCTAGACCTATACACGCCTAAGATGGAGTTGAGTTGAAGGATGAGGATAAGAATACCGCCTAACAAGGTGTCTGAGATAAGAAGAATATTAGAGTTAGTGGAGGCCTCGCCTACGCCTATGGGATTGATCTTAGATAATGAGGGAAATAAGCACTTCGAGAGAGTCTATGATATGAAAGACCACTCGAAAGACTTTAAACGACTCTACGAGGTGAAAGGCTGAAATGAGCAGTTATAGCGTTAAGGTAGACGGTAAACCCGTAACCCGGGACATGGTGAAAACGACATATAGTTGTGGTTGCGTAATCCTGAAAGATGGTAGGCGCGTACGCGGTTACAGAGTCGGCCCCTGTCCCATACACGATGAAGCCTAATCCCCCTTTTTATTCATCAGCTTATTGGTCTAGACACCAATAACCAACACGACGAAAACCAGAGGCTACTAAATTAGGGGTTGCTACTCATGTGTTGGTTGGTTGGGGGGTTGTGTAAAAAAAGGGGTTATTGGTTTGGGTGTTGTGTGTTTTCCTTGGATTTGGTTGTTAGGTCTTTGCTGAAGGCTTGTTCTAGTTCTGGGTGGTCTTTGATTGTTTGTATGATTAGGGCTGAGACTCCGAGTCTGGGGGATTGTTTCCAGGCTTCGTGTAGGAATTCGTTATAGACTTGGGGTTGTTCTGGTTGTTGGGGATCTGTTAGGTCGTGGTAGTCGTTTGTTCCAAATATGGTTTTAAGCTCTGGTTCTGTGTCTGGGTCTTCTTGGATCTCTATGTATTCTGAGTGTTCACAGTTTTCGCAGACTGTGGCCTTATATTCTAGGCAGAGTCGGCATTGTTCGCGGTTTATGTCTGCCTCTAGTTCTGGGTCGCAGCCTCGGCAGTCTTTGAACTCGCAGTCTTTGCAGGCATCAATCATCATGTAGACTCCATATTCTTGATAGTCTATGTCGTAGAGTTCTGTCTCAGGTTTTAAGAATTCAGCCTTTACGAACTCGATCACTTGATCGATGTCTGTGGCCTTGGCGCGTGCTAGTTCGTTTCTGTCGTTTGAGTCGCTCCACCATATACGATATAAGCTCATTTTATTCTAACTCCGCGTCTGCTTCTCGCCAGTCTCCCCAAGACTTTAATTTGGTTATGGCCTCAGCCTCAGACATATTATATGCGTCTATTAGGCTGATCTTCTTTAGCCACGTCGGTAGCCTTTTCCAAGTCTCTATCTTCACGTTCTCACCTCTTGGGTGATCTAGCCTAGACCGTAAGGCTTAAAAGGGTTTACGGATATAAAGGGTGTTGTTAAGGACGGTCTTAGGGGTGATGGGTGAAAGTGCTAAACGAATTAAGTGGAATAGGGTTAAGCTCTTAAGGCTATTAGATTCCGAGTTCGCGCATAGGGTCGAGAGGATGCGCGGAAGCGCGGACAGGTAGCGCGTATATCGGCGCATATATCGGGTTTACAACAGTAAAGCTTTTATACGTTGTTTGTGTAGGGGTTAAGTGACCTGAGATGGAGGAGAGAACGAGGACGGATGCGGAGCTTAGGGAGATTGTGGGGTCTTATAATGAGTCGGAGCTTGCGGGGCTTATGTTCTGTTTGCTGCCGCGTGATAAGACTCCAAGGGATCTTTCTACGGCTGATGTTGTCCGTATGATGGAGCTTAACCCCAAGGGTTGTTATTAGGTGTCTGAGCAACGCGAGTATGATAGGCTGGGGGATCTCCTAGATACTGCTGAGAGGTATGCGGAGGCGTTTAGGGCTTGGGGCTTCGACGTGATAGCGTCGGTGTCTGGGCCTAAGCGCGAGGATATACTTTTGATTGTTCGAGGTGAAGTACAAAAATGAGTATTGGCTTTAGAATCCCAACAGCTCTAACCGATCCAAAGCCTTATCGGTGGGGTGAAACTACATTATTCGGTGGTCCTAAACTGTTTACGGGTTCTTATTCAGGTGTCGCGGTTGGGGGAAAGGCCCACGCAATTCTTAAGGTACTATCCGAGAATCTAGGGAATTGGCTTGATAAGAAGCAGATTAAAGCGCAATTATTCACCCCAGCTCAGGCGTGGACGGTTGCTAACCTATCCAAAGAAGGCGTTAAGAAAATCGTGTCCTCTAAAACCTATGTTGCTGAAGCTGTTAAGAGCCTACATCAAGCGGGGTGTGTCCGAGTCGTCGGTAATAAGAGAAACTACAAGACCATGATAACCGATAAGGGGATTGATGTCTTGAAGATGATAGAAGATAAATATGGACCAACGAGGGGATAAAATGAGCCTTAAAAGACGGTTTACGGGGTCAAACGATGAAGGTTTGTTTGACTCGCCTTATTGTTTTTACGGCCCTTCTTGGTGTGGGCGGTGTAAGCCCTATCATTGCCTTTATCTCATGGTGGAGTCTATGTTTCCTGAGAAGGTTGTGGTTCGGCGTAAAGGGTGATAAAAAACATGAAGATAATCGGAGAGAAGCGGTTTAGTGTTAAAGGCGCGCTGGATTTCAGGTTCGGCGGGGATAGTAAGACTATTAGGGAAGAGCTTGTTGATCGCGCATCCTTTGAGGTAGAAATACCTGACGAGGCCATTGATGTTTGGATGGCTGAAGTCACCGTTGAATATGAAAACTGCTCTCCTTATGGGGCTGAGTTTGTAGTGACTTTCTACTACGATCCTCAGCGTTTGTAGTTGGGGATAAACAATGACGAAACGAAAATTTATAACCATTGAGCGTACGGGATATTACTATCATGACGCATGGGACAAATATTGTGTATTCGGCGTGCAGAAAAACCCCACAACGGATAAGCGTTGTAAGGAGTGTCCCTTTAAGATTAAGCGAGAATTTACAGCCCCTTCGAGGTGTATCGAGCGCAATACTAGGTTTCTATTGGTGAAGAGTTGGGTAACTCATGTTGTCTCCGTGAGCGAGTTTTCAACCATCAGCATTTGGGCGCATCAGTATTTGACTGAAGACCAGCTTGATGAGTTGATGCGAAAAGGAGAATATAAATATGTGAAGCACGAACACGAGAAATGGCATTTCTATCGCCTTCAACGTCTAGCCAAAATATTTGAAGGCTGTCGGGGGTCAGAAAACAACGATCTTGTAGTTGGTGGTAAAAAATGAAAAAATACGTGGTGGAGCTTCAAGTCCGAGAGTTTGATACAGAGGATAAAAGTCACTCTCAAATAATGTGGTTTATCCCCTATCTAGTTACCGAGGATGAAGTGGTTGCTAAGGCACAGTGGCGTATCTTTAAGCGGTTATTAGATGAGGATCAGGGGTTGTAGTTCAGTATGGGTGACGATGATAAGCGACCTTTTTCGGCTCTTGCGGATGTCATAATCAAAATAATACGGGATGTGGAGGAACTTAAGCAAGCTATGTTAAAACAGCTTGAGGTAAACACGCTGATGGTTGAAATATGCTGTAAGGAACACGGAATAGACCTGGAGGAGATTAAAGAAAAAATCGGACTTGTGAATAGACAATGAACGAACCTGATTTAACAATCGAAGAAATCTTCAAACTTGAGGCAATCGAGTTGAGGCGTAAGTTACCTTATATCCAAGTTGCCATAGGTTCTAATCCGATTGATCCAAGGCTTCGATGGATCTTAGAACAGATGGATTGTTTCGGTGAATACGAAGCCGAAAACGATGTCTGCTCTAATCATTGCTCACTTGCTAAGGGGTGTGAGGGATATACTAAAGTTTTTGGTTTGTGATAAAGGGTGAAAGAGATGGTTAAGGAGTTGAGGACCGAGGTAGAGGTTGACTGTCCTGCCTTTGGCTTCAAAGTTATCTTAGGGTTCTGCGAGATGTGCGGGTGGCGAAAGGGACCGATAACGGATAAAGTAGTTTGTGAATGGGGTGATCGTCATATCGTTCACGACCTCAAGGCATTCATCGAGGAAATCAGGTTGGAATAAAGAATGATAGAGCAGATTGTTAAGGACTTTTCTATAAAATATGCTTGGCATTACAAATGTCAAAAGGATGTTTCAAACAGCCCAGAAGAGGACATAAATAGTGGTTTATGTGACTTATTCGCAGATGAGGTAAAGAAAAAGTTTCCTACAACAATCATCCATCATGATGAAGACCTAGATCACTATTATTGCGAGATTGAGGGGAAGTTCTATGATGCTGAAAACCCTAATGGAGTATCCCGAAAAGAGGAAATGATTTTCTTAGGTAAAAATCAGGGTTTGCGATGAAGTGCCAAAAAGGAGGTGATAACTAAAAATGGAAATATGGGACGAAATCCAAGAACTCCGAAAAGGCAAGCAAGGTATAAACAGCGATACTTATGTGAACCTGCCTAGGGGCATAACGAAGGATGAGGTTTTACTTCTTGTTTCAAAAATCGGGTGTGCCTTTTTAGACGATCCATTGGAAATCAACCAAAACAACTCGCCGACGATGCGTGAAATGTTAGAACTTCACGATGCGCTTGGAGATAAGATAAGGTACCACGGATATGCGGTCTTTCCTCCAAGGAGTGACTATCGTTTATCACTTGAAGGGTACAAGGTTGTAGGACTTACTAAGGATGAGTTCATGTCACTTATCGAAACAGCACGGTATGCTGATGAGTTCAACTTTGGAGAGAGCGAAGACAGTGTGTTCTGGGTTCGTACTTGGTGGGACTGAATCACCCTTTGAGTTAAAAACCAACTTTTTTTCTGTATAGTTTTAGTAAAATAGTATTTAAACAGTTTATATTTTTTTCCGAAAATCTTAGTTTATCACCGTAAAGCTTTTATAGTCTAAGGATAGACTAGGTTTCGACCAAAGATGGGATTAATAGAAAGTGTTGAGGACACGGAAGCTATAAGCGCGCTTCTCAAGGAGCTTAAGCGCATAGCGGACGCGTTGGAAGACTTAGCCGAAAACGGGATATACATCTACAATAGGACGTAATTGTTGGATTTAAACAATTATGGAGGTGAAATATGAGATGGGAAACAGAGTTAAGGTGACAACCAAATGTGGAGAAGAGTTCTTCCATGACTATGATCAAGAGATTGAGTCTGTGGAAGTAGTGAAAGAAACCCGTATGATAGGAACGTCTTTACCAGTACTTGCCAAGGCATTCCAAGCGATGTCGGAGTATGGGGTTCATCTTGAGCGAAAGCCAGAAGCTGACCAGATCATTATAAGTACTTGCGGCGTGGGAGACCACGTTTGGAGACACATCATCAGACAACACGAAAAATAATTGTTGGTTCAGATCTATGAAACACCTTTGCGCCCACCCCGTTCATCGCGGGCTTGAAGTTAAGGAGCCGAAGCTATCCAAATGCTTAAATAAGAAATGTAGTTGGTTATGTTATGGGGGCTCGGGAATGAGTGAGACAGGGGGAAAAGTTACAACTTCGAAAAAGGATGGAGATGGTAACTCACACGCATCAGGACTCAATAGACAAAACCGTCCAGCATCGCCCCTTGCCCAAGTGCGCATAGGGCTAACCACTTCCTAGAGAGCCCCTATAATAGTTGAAAAGGAAGAGTGAAGTAAATGGGGTTGAGGGAGCGCTTTAAAATTTGGTTTTTAACAGATGAAGAAGTCTATGATGAACTTGGTAGAATTTCAGGTCGAGCATTTAATTCTTATCCTGAGGACATACGAGATAGAGCGGTGCTTGCCGAGGCTCTTAGGCGATTAATGAAAAACCTTGTACTTGAGAAAGAAGGGTGAAAACATGAGTCCCGAATTATTGTTTTTCTGGATCTGGGTTGGAATCGGCATAGGTCTCGCAGTTCTCTATATGATAGTTAAAAACATGGGCTTCAAACATCCTGTTTATTATCAGACTGGTGGTTGGTGCGGACTTTGTGGAAAGTGGCTTGAGGACACTAGAGTTGACACTCGATGGCCTTATACCGTTTGCCCTGATTGGGAGACTGCGTGTTTCCATGATAGTTGATAAGAAAGGTGGATAAGACGGCTTTTAAATCGTTATAGTTGAGAGCGAAAGGTGACGATATGACGGCGTGGAAATGCGTGTTGGTGGACCACCACAAGCACATAGTAAAAACCATTATACAACACGAGCGGGACGGCTGGACCCTACACACCTACACCGCGGCGGGGGCTGGTCGAGGACCAATCCTTCAGACCAAGCCCAACGTGAACCACTACCTGCTTTTCCACAAATAATCATTGTTGAACGTAAACCACAAAAGTTAAATAATACGAAGGATAAGAGTGACTGTCTGCCGCTTAGACCAAAGTGGCGGACGACCCCATACTGTGAATGGATTGAGATGTGAGTAATAGGAGGATGCGGGGCTACGGGGTCTGGCTCCAAATCCCAATTCTTCCAACAAAAACCATATATAGTTTGGGACGATATTTATTGTAGTTGGTTTCAGAGTGAGACAACCATTAGAGCGGTTTTGTCCTAAGTGCGGCGTACAGATGAACAGACTTGGGAGCAAGGCGCATGGAAAGTGGGAGTGCCCCACCAAGGACTGCGAGGTCATTGAGGCGAGATATGATTCTCGAAGCGGAGTCTGCGTGGCAATCAAACTGGCCGCAAGACCAAGGGGGGATGACCTTTTTCCCGAGAACGCGGTGGAGCGAAGGGCTTTTATAGAGGTGCTTAGGAGGGTAATATGGGAAAGATGAGTTTCAATCAAGAGGTTTTAGATAGGCTTGACAAAATCATAGAGCTGTTGGGCGGTCAGTTCCAGCCCATGAGCGAGGCTAGACCCGAACCCATACCAAATATAGAGCAGGCGTTGATGGGGGCTCAAATCGATACGTCACTGTTAGAGATAAAGGGCAAAACCATCAAGCCAACCAAGTGGATAGGCGACCAGTGGGCTAGTATAAACGACGTGTTGGAGAGACACGGCTATAACTGGATTAGCGCCAACAAGGAAAGTCGGTGGGAGCTTGGTGTCGCACCCCAGTCACCGCGCCCCTCTGAGCCATCAACATACGTCCCAGAGTGGAAGCCCTACAAGCGTGGAAGACCAGGAGAGTGGACATTCGCCACAGATAGGGAGGGAAATTCCCACGCCGAGTTCGCCAACTTGATTGCTAAGATACAGGCGGCGGGAGGTCCAGTCATCGTTGGGAGCTACCGCTACGAGCTTTCAGGGGATAATGATAAGTTCCTCGCTAGGGTTAGGGTTTAGGATGGACCAACCCTGCGTCGCTACATCCTAGAGGCCGCCCTCAGCGTTCTCCGCGACAACCCCGACAAGCAGTTCTACGCGCGGGACATGAGGGACGCGGTGTCGCAGATAGTGGGCAAGCCCATCACGCCGCACAGCATCGCACAGCATCTTAGACTGGCACAGGATAGGGTTGAGGCTGTGTTGTCTGAGCCGCCCTACCCCACGAAGGGGCGGTGGGTTTTCAAGTACAAGTGGAAGGCTTAACACCATAAAGCTTTTATAGTCATAAAGACTAGAGGTTACTCGACTTGAGATGGAGGAGCAAAAGCTCAACTATCGCCTCGTGGTTTCTGTTAGGCCAGATGACTTCGAGGCGAAGCTAAACGCCTTGGTGGACGTGGGGTACAAGGTTAGGGAGGTCGTGATGGAGCCCGACTTCTACCGCGCCCTCATGCGTTTGGAGAACGCCGACTTAAGTGAAGCCGTTGACATGGTGAGAATAGAGCTGGACACCAACAAGGAGAGCACGCCCTTACTGGCTAAGATGTTGGCGGAGGGATGGACAATCACATCCGAATATTCAAAGGCCGTTCAGTTGATGAGGGTGAAGGAATGACTAAGTTAATTCTAGATTTCAAAAAACTCGAAATACCAGAAGACCACACAAAGGCGATGATGAGCCTTGCTAAGGATGCGACGGGTTTTTCCTTTCATATTAATAGAGGAGAGGGGAAGCTTGGGGGACAGGTTTATAAGATGAAATCCACGGACTTGGCATCAATCGTTAAGTCATGGTTTGATGATCACCCTGAGATAAAGCTGTTATTAGCTATAGTAAAGGAGATTAAAATTTGATTTGTGGTTTGCAGGGAAGTGTGAAAGAATGAATTGGGATTCTCTTTTTAAGACAATAAACACCAAAATTAAGGATGCCGAGGAATTACGAAATACCTATTATAAGGCAAACGATTTTCCAACCTACAATCATTGGGTAGGGTATCTTCAAGCACTTTTTGAAATGAAGGACATTCTGCGAAAGCGCAAGTCTCGTAGTTTACAAGGAAAGGTGAATTAAGAATGAAACTGGTGAAGGTGGCTGATAAGACCGAAACACTTGTTGAAGAAACAGACACCAACGCCCTAAACCTCGCTACAACGGCGGGCTGTATGGTGTGCTATGTTTCTAAGACTAGAGTTAGAATCCCGAACCCAAGTAAAAAGGAATGGGGTACTCTAATATTCATTCCTGAGTTAAACCCAGTTCAAGTAAAAATGACCCGAGCAGATTATCGTCCTTCTAATCAAAAGGTGAAAACTGATGATTAAATGCCCGATAGGACTTCCTAAAGAAAAATGTTTGATTGAGAAAGCAATAGAGCGAGGCTACTATATTTGGTTTGAGGGTGAATGGGTTTCTCTAAGAGAGGTTTTTCAGGGTTCTGAGCAAACGGTGATTAATAATGAATGAAGATCTTAACCCATTCTTAGAGGCTATGCAAACAGAATATATGAGACATTACCCTCGGAAGGGGGATTCGTGGAAAAACGAAACTGCTTACTTCGATTGTGGTCTTACAGTTCCTATGAAAAATTGGCTTGGAGGATTACTTCAATCTATTTTACAACGATATAGAGAGTCACTAAACCCTGACGAACTTGTGGATTTGGCTAATATAGCGGCTATGATTTGGATTCGTACTTGTAAGGAAACGGTGAAAGAAGATGGGTGAGGTCTGGATTCTCTTAGTTCCTTTCGTTGCCATCAATATGGCACTTGCTATAACAGCCTTAAGGGAAACCCAGAGAATCATAGAAACGCAAAGGTTAATTAACCAAGTTCTTTGGCAGTTCTTCAATATAATTAAGAAGATTCATGGTTTGTCAGAAACTACAAAAGAGGAGGTGAGTTAATGAGGAAATTAAGGAGCCCAGTTATCCACTCCTATGATGGAATTAGTGAGCCAAAATACAGGTTATTCATCTGGGCGTGTCCCTACTGTAATGACAAGAATGGTGAAACGATTGGCTTTGAAAGTACAGAAAAGGATGTTGAATGTGGTTCGTGTGGCGCTCAATGGCACCTTGGAATAGAATGGGTGGATGATGAATGAATCACACTTCATACCCAAGGGTGAAAGTTAGATTGGATAGTGAAATTACTATGGTTTGTCATGAAACAGGCAGAGTCATAAATTTCTTACAAAGCTTAGCTGGAAATCCCGTCATTGATCTATTTGATGATGAGGCAACGTCGATTGTAATTGAAAAACCAGAGGAATTTGATAGGTTCTTTAATTTTCTCAAGAATTTTCATGGTTCACCCACAATCACAACTGAAAGACCGCTAATTGAAAGACTTCCCTCACTTGAAGGGGGATTTGAGGAACACTGTCACTGTAATCGGGGGTTAAGGATGACCCCTAATGAGAAGAAGTATTGCCCCTTTCATGGGTATGATTTTCAAGGTTCAACACCAACCACAAAAGAGGAACCGCAATGCCAATAGTTATTGTCTATGATGTAGTGGTAAAAAGGCATACCGACGAACCCGCTGTTTTTACGTTAACTCATAAGGGTTTTTCTCTTAATGACAAAGCGGTGATGAAGTGGATAGAGAAGAACTTGGTTAAAATCGAAGCGGGAGACAGCATAGTAATAAAGGTAAAAACAATGAAGGTGCTTGACATATGAGTGAGTTAAAGTCCGCCATCTACCGCGCCCTTCACCCACCAAAAGTCAGAACCCCCGACCCACTCACACTAGCGGAGATGATCAAGACCTACATAGATGAGAACAACATAAAACAAAGCGAAGCCGCAAGAACCTTCAACATAAGCGAAGCCCGCATCAGCCAACTTCTCACCATCGAGAGGGAGCTAACGGAGAGCGCCCGCCAAGCGGTTAGGAACACAGACTTAAGCGTTGGTTATGTCTACGAGGTGGCCCGCTCGGAACCCTATGACCAGAACGCTTGGGCGGAGGCTATCGAGGAGCGATATAAATGAGCAGGGTGATAGTGGCGTTCCAAGTAGACCATGAGCCGACGGAGTTGGAGGTGGGCGTGTTGAAGCACCGAGTCCGAGATTGGGCTTGGAAGTGGCGGCTCACCGATAAACTCTTAAACACTAAGGATATAACTATAGCCGTGGAGGTGACGGAGTGATTAGGCGCGTAGCAAGGGCAATCCTCATCGTGGGAATATTTGTTATCGCTCCCGTTACCTGTCTACTCCTAGTTTTGGGTGGGCTTCAAGGAAGGAGAAGACAGAGAATCAGGCTTCAACAGGAAAGGTGAAAACATGAGTAACCATAAGGCACTTACAAGGGGATTCTTGGGGGCTATGATGTTGTTCGCGATGTTGCTTTTACTGAATCTGTTACTCTTCCTCCAATTTGGAGAAGTTACGTCCAGACTTGGGATTGCTTGGGAGTTTGGGGCCTCCTTGCTTGGGGGCGTAGCCATCGGCATTGGTGAAATAGAGTGGTAAATCAGAGTTCGACACAAACCACAAAAGAGGAGGGGGAATAATGGATAAATTAAAAGCTTTATTTATATTCCTTTTTTGTATTGTTGCCCCAGGAATTGCATTGGGTTTGTCTTTCACAATATTCAAAAGCTTTGTTTTACCTTGGATAGCAATCCCACTAAATCAAATCTTGGAACAGCCAGTTCTTGAGTTAATATGTCTAGTCTTCGGCGTCTTATCTATGCCCGCTCTCGGCACCATCGCATTAGTTTCGTTCGTGATTGGCTTGGGGGTTTTATTTGGATGAATTGTAGTTCATGTCAAAGGGTGAATGGAGAATGAAGAGGCCTGAAGGTGTAGATTGTTGTCATTGCCAACACTGGTATTGGTACGCAGACCTCTGTAATGCTTACTCTAGGGAAGAGGTAGAAGATCCAATGTTGCCTCGACAAATTGATTGTTATCGCTTTGAACTTAAAACCGAAAGCGAATATGGGGCAGGACACTACGACCCACTCCCACCCCCAGAAATAGTTTCGCTGGTTCATAGTTTAACTTCAAAGGTGAAAGAGGATGGTTAGCTTAATCAACGCAATTATCTGCTGGGGGTGCGCCCTTACATATTGGGTAACACATATTACGTTTGGTCCGTCAGTCGCAAACGCCTACGCTACATTTCTGTTTATGATGGCATTTGCAGAATGGGAGGAGCGAACCAGATGATTCGTGGTCCCGATATAACCATGAGAACGCCGAAGGGAGAGGTGCCTACGGTGGGTCGCACCCACTTAAGCGCTCCCGGTAAAGATTTTCGTGGTTTAGCTACAAGGGTGAAAAACGAATGAGTTTGGTAAGTGTTGCACTTAGAGTTTGGGCATTCTGGTGTATGATCTTCGGAATAGAAGCCGCCCTAACAATAGAAGAGTTTCATTGGCAAATATTAGCTGTCTTATTCTATTCTGTTCTAGCTGGTGTAAATTGGCATTGGGCGGAGGGTGCTAAAAACAGATGATTCGTGGTTTGCATCGAAAGGTGATTAAATAATGTCTGGGTGGTTAAGAACGATAGTTGGACGGGTTAAGGGATATGGTGGTTGTCATCGATGTGGTCACACATGGAATTGGAAAAAGGGCCACCTCATTCCATATATGACACATGGAACACTATTTCGCGTTGATGTCAGAAACCCCTGTAAAGTAACCCCCTATCACTTTGCACATATGTTCCCTCTTTGCGAAGAGTGTTATCAAGAATGTTCTCCACAAGAGCGATTCGATTATTGTCAAGAACTTTACCATAGTTGGAATCGACCAGAAAAAGAGGTGGAGTGGGATACCATAGCAGAATATGTGGGTCTTCATAGTTACACCGAGACTGTGAGAGGGGGCGCCAGTTTGCCTGCCGAGAGCGCGGTCGAGGATGCAAGTTCCTCCCCCTCTCACCCTTTGTCAAGAAAGGTGAAAACATGAGCGAGGTTTATCTAGTTTATGAGGTGGGCTTTGAAGGCATAGATGACATACATGGTCCGTTTTCCAACTCAAAAGAGGCGGTTGAGTTTGCCAAGAAACTCAAGACAGACTACATGAAGCGGGCTGTTGGTGACGATGAGTGGTGGTATTCTGAAAAGGCAAGGCGCGTTTGTCTTAGACGAGGAACCGACGATAAAAAATTTGAATGTGTTTGTGGGGAGTTTGAATTGGGAGAGGGTGGTCTTGTCCTCTACTGAAAATCCTATTTGTCATAGAAAGGTGATTTGATGAATGAACAACTAAGCGATAAATATGAACTTTGGAGTGAGTCGCGTAATCTAATTCAGAAGGCCGTTTATCGCATGGTTAATGCACTTAGGCATATTAGTCCTCAAACCGCTAATGAGAGCGAGCTTCATATACTCGATTCCCTAATAAGAGGAGTTGAATATTTAGAGGATGTAAAAATCTACCAATACAAAATTCGCAAGCAACTCTATCACATGGATAGAACAATTCGAGCGTTAAAGAAGAAGATTAAGGAGGATGCCACCATAGAATTGACGATGCCTGACAGGTTTTGGTTGTATCTTCAGCCCTCAGAAAAGATTCGCTCTATAAAAACCATTCATAGTTCAGGGGAAAGAGTGAGTAGTGGAGAATCAACGGTGCCCTGTATGCTTTGCATGGCATGGAGTGACTGGAAGCCAGAGTGGTGTGAAAACTGTTTCTGGCTAGAACAATTCAGGGTTGTTACTAAAGAATTACAGGGGAACGAAGATGCCAAATAGAAGGTATGCTACGGAGTGTATGGGATGTGGGTCTGAGGTTATAAACAATCAACGTTATTGCTCCACCTGTGGAACTAAAATAGATAGGTCTGTCTTTTATGGACAAGTTCAGGGTGTCCCCAAACCTAATCCCGTAGAGGGCGGCCCATGTCCATATTATAAGGATAGAGGGGTTTGTATAGGGCGTGGTTTCGGTAAATGCACTCGCCATCCCTGTATTCGCCTTTCTCTCGGAAAGGTGAAATGAAGTGCCACCGCGTGAGGTTTGGGGCTGTTCATATTGTCATAACATAAACGATGGAACAAGTAAAAAATGTTGGTTCTGTGGTAAATTAAGAGAGATATACGAGATAGAGGCACGAGTAAGTAGAGGGAGGAAATTTCACCCTTCTGTTACAAGAAATACCACAAAAGCCTTAAATGGAAGAAGGACGTAATGGTGCATGAGTCTCAGCCCGAGTATTTTTGGATCACCTCCAACATCTTAGGTCGTCGGGTTGGGGCTCACCCTCACAAACCGTTAAATACTCGTAGGGCTTTGGTTAATAAATGAAGTTCATAAGCTACGACCTAAAATACGAGAGTCGAGAGGACGCAACTTGGCTTCTGGTTGGGCTTGGTGACATTCACCGAGGGCACATCTTTATGGATGAAGAGCTGTTCTATAAGCACCTTGACTTCATAGAGGAGACGCCGAACTGCCGAGTTATAGGCATGGGCGACTATGGCGACTGCATCAACGCCAAAGACCCGAGGCACGACTACAACGTGTTGGACTTCCAATATGCCACGCCAGACAAGCAGTACGCGAAGACCACGGAGGACTTGGAGAGAATTAAGGATAAGATAATCGTCCTGCTCGACGGGAATCACGATTATGGCTTCTGGAGGAGACATAACCACAACTTCATCTCACGTATGGCCTACGACCTCGGCGTGCCCTACGCTGGTGTCTCAGCCTACGTCAGGCTCAGGTTTCTAATGGAGACGAAAAGAAAGAAGCGAAGGGGAAACATATTCAACATCTACGCCCACCACGGCTGGACAGCCGCCCGCACAGACGCCTACAAGGTCAAGGTCATCCAAGACCTGGCCACCATCTTCCCCATGCTCAACCTCTACCTGATGGGACATGTCCACCGCCTCGGAGAAGCCCTTCCAACAACCAAGCTATTCGTGGACACAAAAGGAAACATCCGTGAGTGGATTGAGAAGTACGTGTTCACGGGAAGCTACATCAAGGGCTACGAGAAGGGTGTGGGAAGCTACGTGGAGGCGCGGGCCTACCGTCCAACAGGTTTGGGCAGTCCCATCATCGAGATCAAGCCGAACCGGATAGACGGAAGGGCTGATAGGCGGAAGCCGCCGTTCAGCATCCGCGTGAACACTCTAGACTTCATGAGATAACCTTTTATACATCCTACCCCTACTCCATGTTGCCTGAGATGAAGTCGAAGGAGGAGAACATCAAGGAACTCAAGCGGTTGATGCGGTTGGCACTCGCCGCTAAGAACCGCATCGGCGACCAGATCTTTAAGGAGGGGCGCACGCCGACGCAGGAGGAGTTCGCTGAGATGGATGAGCTTCAGACGCGACATGATAACTACGGCGATGTTCTGAGGACATATTTCTCGACGAGCCCAGATGAGGAGTATTGGAAGAAGTTGAAGGAGAAGTGGCCACTGCATTGACCGTTGGAGAACTCTATAAGAGGCTGGTGGTTGACCCTCCGCGGAACTACCCCAACTTCTACCAAGAGGTTAAGGATTTGCTGTTGATGGCAAAGGATGATTTTCCCCTTGACTTCGAGAAAACGCATACACTAGGACGGCGACATTGGGCATTCTATAAGTGGTTCAATAAATGGCTAAGGCAGGGTTCAATAGAAACCACAAAACTTGGACCAGCAGAACAACCTATACAGCTTGACCCATACGATCTTACCGTGTACAAATGTGTTGAGTGTGAGCACTTCCTTACGGATTACTGGCGAGATGGATATACCCCCTCATCTTGTCCTAAATGTGATGGAAAAATAGTTGAAATAGGGAACCTAGGATTTGCGAGGGACATCTGTAAAATATTCGGAGTTGTTAACAAACAATTAGAGGGGGTGAAAGAATGAGTGATGAAGAACGAAAGGAGCCCAGGGTCTTTACAACCAACATTCATAGAGTTTACATTAAACTCGGGGATGAAGAGTGGGAATTAATTGAAAGACTTGTCAAAGCCATAGAGAAGATGGCAAGCCCCACACAACAGGCCGAAGAGTTCTTTGGCTTCCTAGATGATGAGGATGAGGAGTAACAGTTCTGATGGAAGTGTGAAAACAATGGAAGTTGAATCAGATGGTTATGTTAAGATGGAACCAGCGGATAGGAGGGAGGTAACAATTATTTATGGGAGCGACATAGCTGAGCGGCTTGCTATTGAGCATTGGGAAACATATGTTAGAAAGATAGTGGAAGCCCACGAGTCTGATCCATCGGTTGTGGAGAAGGTGGGGGTTCACTACGTTCTTACTTTTACTCATGGCTACAAACATGGTTTTGAAGCCAAAGAGAATCAGGGTTCAAGGGGAAAAATGACATGAACTATATTAAGTTCTCTCATGAGTACCCAAAACTCAGAGAAACGATTTTTCCCACAATTCGGAGATACGACCGCTATCCAAGCCCAGGAACAATAATGACAGTTAAAACGCCCTTGGAAACTTTTAAAGCTACATTGATAGAGAAGTGGAAGATGCCCCTCAATAGGATAAGCCCCCACTTCCTATGCTATGACAGCAACACGGTCACTAGGGAAGAGGCAATTAAACGCTTCAACTCCTTCTATCGAAAACCACTCGCAGAGGATGAGATGTTAACTGTGCTTTGGTTTAGAAAAATCCTAGTTCGGGAGGAACCACAAGAATGAGCGTTGATTGGGAAAACCTTGAAAAAGAAGATTGAGGAATACGTGAAGGAAGTGGATGGGCAGGTGAATACATACTGCATATTTGGTCGATGTTTACCCATATTTATCCTGAAGGAAAATATACAGCCATTCATCGTCTGTAACGAAGAGTTCGTAGAGTTCATGAAGGAAAAACTCGAAATCCACAGTCATGGTTTGGGAGAAAGTGCCAAAGATGGGTGAACTAAAGTGTGTCTACCCAGGCTGTGAAGAGGACGCTGAGTTTATGCCAGTTGCTGCCTTACCCCTATGCCAAAATCACTATGCGTTACATCGCTTCATAATGGAGCATCTCCAACTTTCAAAATGGAAACATAAATGGGAAAACTTTGCAGTTGGGAGAGAAGAATGAAAAATGGATGAAGAACTAGACTTTACAACGGGAATGGCTGTTCTCGATAAGGATAATAACATGGTTGCCTTTGTTGGCAACGACGGCTCATTCATGTTGGGTGAAGAGGGGCGGGGCTATATTGACGCCACTCCAGAACTGGCGAAACACATCTATGATTTACTTACAAAAGTTATGGTTCAGAAGGAAGGATAAACATGGGTTGTGAATTTTGTGAAGAACTTCGCCAAAAATATGCTAAGAGTGGTTGGGCATTGATATCCAAGGGCTTCGATAAAAACACCTTGGTTTGTTACCGATGCCAAAACTGCGGGGAGGGCTTTTGCGGATACGAGTTTGTAGTTGAAAAGGAAGGGTGAAAAATGTTTAGAAAAATAAGAGAGTGGTGGCATAAACTCACCTTTAN